TCCTAGCGTTAAGCTCTGCACTATGTGTTAGGTTTTGTAAGTTACCAACTACTCCTGCTACACTTTGTTTGACAACAAGTCTATTGTAGGTAACATCAGTGTTACCATACGGATCATATGTTGCTCGTTGTGTAGTAAATTTAGAACCATGCCCATTAGCATTAGCAATAGCAGCTTCAATAGCAGTAGAAAGTTCGGCCATTGATGTAAGGTTATGAAGTTGAATACGAACGTGACCAGAGCCATCAGTTGTTCCTGTTGCTCCGTTATTATCATCATCAAATACATATGTCTTTGTTGTAGTTCCACTAGATTCATACGCTGTTAGTTGGAAAGTAAAGGCATCAAACTCTGTAGAAGTAAAGTCTTTACCTCCAGTAAACGCTGTGACTGCGACAAGCTCATCTCCTGTAGTGCCATCTGCATCAGCTACAGCACTAGTAATATTACCAATAGTACCAGCTTTGTCCATTTCTAGAGTAATCTGGGTAGTACTAGAAGCACTTGCAGTAACGTTTTGGATACCATTAGTTCCGTTACCTGAGGTAGCATCTTTAATAACCCCATCAAGGGTTCCGTTAATTGCTTTAACAAGAAGATCTCTTACAGCAGTATCGGTAAGACCACCACCACTGAAGCTAGCACAGTTAATTGTAGTAGCTAAGTCCTCTGTTACAGTTTTGTTGCCATCAAGGCCAGCAGTAGCTTGGGTAAGAGCAACGCTTAAGCCAGCGCCACCTGTTGAAGGAACAGCAGCTACAGTAATCTTACCATTGTGTCCGTTAGCATGTTCGATAGCTACCTTAAACTGTGTTAGTACATCATGTTGAGTAGCACTACTTAAGTTTAAGCCAACAGCAATACCACCATCTTCAGCAGCACCCGCAGTTCCTGTACCTGTATCAGTGTTACTACTGTCACTAAGCACAGTTGTTGTAGCTACGCCACCGTTAGCAGTATCTGTAATAACATATCTTTTAGCTGTACCATCTGTAGATGTTAGAGTAAGGTGCTGCTTTTCAGTAAGCCCATGAGCCGTTGTACCAGCAGCGCAAGTCAAGGCTGTAGCTGAGGCTGCTCCAATTGTACCAATAACAATTGTGTTAGCTGCTCCACTAGCATTACTACCCTTGTCTTTGTCAAGAGTAATAGTAGTAGTACCTTGACCACCTTGAGCAGCAGGGATAACAAAGCTAATAGACTCATCAAGTCCAGCGGCATAGACACCATCGGTGTTCAATGCATTAATAGCAGTTGCCTTAATTTTTGTAGATTCTAAAAAGAAATCAATAGACGCTTTAGTAGTAGCTGCATTTAATACCTGAGTATATGAGTTAGCTGCAAATTCTTTTTCTTGGATCAAGAATAATAGCTGGTGCATAGAAGCATTAACATCATCAGCACCTAACTTAGCTCCGTCTTTAAAGGTAACAAACATTTTAGAATCGTCTGTACATCTTTTAAGCAATAGCTTTGTAAAGCCACTAGTGTTTACTGAACTATTTAAAATTACTTTTTCGTTTGCTAAAGTATAGTCTGTTTCGTAGGTCAGTTTAGTTTCTGAACCACCGGAAGTTTTTAGAAAAACGCACAGCTGTAATTGGTCAGGGACTTCACACAGTGTAGCTACGTTTCCGTAAGAGTATCCAGCTCCGCCTGTAACGGGGTTATCATACTCAATAATAACTGTAGCACCTAAGTTAGATGCATTATAATAAATTGGGTCGTTTGTGTTATATTCGTAGCACACAATAGGGTCTCCTGTTTGATTACAATCTGGGTCATAGGGATTAGCACACGGATTTACTTCTTCACAATCAAACCAGATTGGAATTCTTTTGTCGCCGCAAGCATAACAATTAGAAGAAAAATCATCACACTCTGGTGGAGTGCAGTAGTCTTCTATATTACAAGGATACCATGTATTATTAATATCACATAGGCAACAACCATGTGGTGTATCTGGGGTTGGATCTGGTGAACACTGAGGTTGTGTTGGATCATTGTTGCAATGTTCACAGCTACGACAGTAAGAGGCTGGGGCTGGGTAACCATAGGGACTACAGCCTCCACAGTCTTCTACAGTGGGATCACAGCACATGCCACAGGGTGCCCAGTAATCACCACAAGGACAGCATTCTGATTCTCCGGGTACACAACAAACAGGGGGGCAAGCCCCTCCCATTTGAAGCTCACATCCAGTAGGCCCACAGGGGCAGGCAACTACGTCATCACAGCCACCATTACAGGGATTACATACTGCCTCAGGATTATCTTCTCCGTCATCTCCTAAACAAGGGACTAATGACCCGTCTCTACCAAGACAAAACGAACAATCCGATGGGTCAGGGCATCCATCCGGGTTTGCAACTGGATCGCATTGACAGAAATTAAGACCACAAAGGGTGATTCGACAATCGTCGGAGGGTGGAGGAGGGCATCCCATTTCACAAGGCAGTTCAAAAGAAGGGCTACTACAACCACTTGTAAACCACTCATCAGGGAAGACGTTAAGATTCTCATCACAATCCCATTCAAAACATATAGCCCAACAGTCTTCATCTGGACATCTTGCATTATCACATTGTTGTTGTGCCATCTCACAAGCAATATTTTTTAAACCAGCTGACATACCACAACGCCCGACAAGGTCACAAATACTACAGGTACCAGATACAGATCCTCTTTTGTAATTGGGGTTAGTTATATCTTTAATGCCCGCCATATTAAAACGTTCACCATAAATACCGTAATAAGAATTCCATTGAGTAGAATTATTTTTTGCGTTTTCAAAAGCATAAGCTACCCATTTAGCATTCATAAACCATTTATAATCAGGAGATCTAATCCAGTCTGTCATCTGTCACCTCTTATTTCTGAATAGATGTATTGCCGGGTCGATAGTTAGCAATAACTTCTAAGCCAGTAATGTTACAAGGTGTGGGGAAATCACTCTTGATAGTAATAGTAGTTGAATCTGCGTTACCCATAACTTTAGAAAGTAATTCTCCCTCAGATTCAATCCTAATCGAACCAAGTAAATCTGTTGTGTCATTAAAAGAAAACGCTTCGCTTCTTACTGACGATACTGTTCTGTTGTATCTTTTAACCTCAACATTATACTGAGCTGTGTCTTTGTGATGAGTAGTAACTCTCTTTAAAGTAAGAACTCCGGGCTGTGCATTGTTGTTATTATCTCTATAATGAATAGGTGATAACTCAAGAGACATAGTGTAAGGCCGCCCAGCCCACACGCTTCGGTTTACAAAAGTATTATTTACTCTTTGGCTTGCTAAGTTTCCAGTGAAAGTTAACTTAGTTTTAAAATGACTACCAAAATCTATNGATGTCACGGCTGATGCTTGATGTCTTGTATAAGCTTTTGTTCCCCAGTCCTCACCAAGCACAACCTCTGTTGCATTGGGGTCATAGTAGGGTAACTGTATTTCAGTTAGATTAGTACTATTATTATAGGTAATGTCAGTAGAGCCTAGTTTAACTAACCTATCTAACAAAGGAGTAGCTAAGGTTACTGGTTCTAACGAAGCATAGTAAGGATAGATTGCATTCTGTGATCCATTAGATCTCTTTACAATTGTATACATAGCTCCCTCAAACCCATGAATTTTTTGTACCATATCCTGTGGATCTAATACCCAACGATAGAATGCACTTTGTACTAGTTCTTGTCCGTTTGTTTTTGCCGTATAGAAATAAATATTATTCTTAGCATCTCTGTCTACCATAGCTAGTGTATTCATAGAAGGAATAGCTGTAGTTACTTGGTAGTTTACAGGCAAATAACCATGAGCATGTTGAGACAATTCAAAAGCTGTGCCATATTCATTACCAAATTGATCAGTACCACTATAGATAAACAACCGTTCTGTATCAAAGAAGAAAATATTATTCCCCATTTTTACAGGGTTAGCGGTAGACGCAGTAGAATAAAAACTAGTGCTTCTTAGTTCTACTGTGGTAGGAGAAATAGCTCCACCATTTGTAGCTGATCCTCGCACTTCAAATTGATTACCACTCTGTGTTGTGATAAACAAAAAGTTTTGGAAAGATGTTAAGCTTTGTACTAAGTTAAACTGACCTGTGTTCACCGTAATATCAATGGGATCAGAGTCAGTAATGTTTTGGATATCATCAATAAAGAAATTAAAATAATCATTTACACTAGACGAAAAGATTGTAGTCTCAGTTGCAACCCACAACCTGTTCTTCCAAAACTCAATAGCCTTAATTTTTTCTTCACTGTTAATAGCAGTAGGTCCGGGGTTATTAATAGCTGAACCATTTTGTTTAGGTAACAAAGGGCAGTATCTAATACGCCATACACCATCTGTTTCTTTTCTAATGATAACAGGAAAGGTTCTATGATCAACCACAGAATTTTTATCTTCTGCTCTTACTGGTTGATAGTAAGGCTGTCCTGTGTTTACATTACCTACAGTTCTGTAAAAACCACTAGGGAATGTAAAGTAAGAGTCTCTAGAATACCAGATCTCACCTTTACCATTTGAGTTTGCACCATCATACTGGTAAATAGAGTCTGTTCTGGTAATAGAAGAGAACGGACTACTAAGATAACCATAGTCAGGAACATCTGTGCCACCAATAAAATTAGCAACCGCTACATCTGGGATAGTAGCAGCAACATCTAGTGCATTCCTAGTTGTAATAGGTTCGTTACCAAATGTACCTAGTTCATTCATAGTTAAAGTAACAACCTTAGCCAATGCATTTGTACTTGTATCTACGGTAGGTGTAATAAATGTAGTGATTGGCTGTAGGTAAATCAATACTTCTTTGATTCGTTGTGCAACCGCAGCGCCTGTAACATTTGCTTGACCACTAGTAATACCACTTAGACCAATAATATAATTACCATCAAGATCTCTTTCTGGTGGTTGATGCACATGCCCTTCACTTGTTTTAAATTTAAAATTAAATAACTGCACATCAGTGTCAGTGTTTTTTAAAACAAAAGATGTACCGTCAGCAGGTAGGTTGTCTGTAAGCGTGATTGTTCCAACAGCTGCCGCTGCTCCTGCTTCAACAGTATTAGGAATACCTGACTCTCTTCTATGATAGAGATGTTTTATTGCTGCTTGGGCTTTCCACCCAGCATGTGAATCTACATCATCAGTAGGAGGTGGGATGGGGATCTTAGAAAAGTTTTCTAATGAGTGTCCTACTTCAAAGCTAACTAACGTAGCTGAGTTAACTCTTGATTCAATATCTTCATCGACATTTTTATAGCCGCCACCTGATGTGCTAGGTACAGTTGAGATCCATTTAGAATACAACAAGTCATCATCCTTAGATGGCTGATAAGGAACAATCCCTTCGTCTTCTTCAATAGCATTAGGAAAACGAAATGTTGAACCGTTAGCTTGATTGCCTTGGGCATCTACAAAGAACATGTCAGCTGTCTTGTATTTAAATTTGTCACCTGAATGAATGTAGCCGGGGTGTGGTTCTTGAAATCCTGAAATACTACCAAGTACTTTTACTTGCTTACTGTTGTCAGGTAAGAACTTTAATTCTTTTTGTTTGTTATAAAACACAGCACCCGCGCCAAACGTAACGCTACCCATAATTTCATCAATGGTTAGGTTAGGGGTGGAGTCTGTCTTTAGATTAAAGTGTTGGATATATTCTTTTAACCCTCTGTCAAATGATTGATACTCAAAGTTTTCTTTTACCCATTGAGTAGGCTCAATTCGATAGACAGTTACAATTTCTTTTGTGTCCTCTACCGCTCTATTTATAATGACACAATAACGATTAGCCCCATCAACATCAATAAAGTGATAGTATAAATTATCCGTATTATAATAGAGTGCCGGATCAGAGATTCCACTAGCAGTGGGTGGTGGTCCCCCTGAAACATAAGGAATATCAAGGTAGTCTCCTTCAGTACCCGTGTCAATGTGAGAGATAGGTGGCCGTTTTTCAGCCGATCGCTCTACACTAAGTAAAACATTGTCAGCTTCTTGTGTTTCTTGTGGTAATCTTTTAATGCTAGATCGTCTAGAGACACCACCGTTTAAACTTTGAATAGGTACTTTGACTGATGGCATGGATTACCCCCTCCTCCTAACATTTCTAGTGTAGTTTCTACGTGCGGCTAGTTCTGCTGAGGCATCACCACCAGAGAAGAAAGACTTTCTCTTTTGATTGATGTCAGCTGCTTTGCCTTTAGCTCCATACACAGCTTCTTTCTGTGCTAAGAATTGATCAACAGCTGAATCTCCTTGGGAGATAACTTGATAATCTCTAGCAGCAGCAGCCATAATAGCTCTTTGCATTGGTGATTCAATGTCTTCCCAGTCTAGATTAGTAATGATCCTAATATGTACACCATCAACCCCACCCTTGTCAGCCCAGTTAGCTGTATCATCTGTAACATTAAACAGGTAAGGAGGGATTCCTTTGTAAGAAGCAATGATCATTTGTTGTTGGTCTGCACTATAGATAGCTTCAATAATCTCTGCATGTGCTGTGTTAGAAGGAAGGTAGATATATCCATTTGTATTAGGAAGATATTTTTTTCTATAGGTATTGTTAACTAAGCCACGCATGACATAGCTTTTGGTTGACTCAGCAAGTACATGCTCAGCAACGCTTGTATCCACACCGGAATCATCCTCCAAATGATTTACTAAATGCTCGCCTGACATCAATAACATATGGTTAATGGCTTCCAGTTTGGTATACATACCCATAGATTAGTCCTCCTTGTTATAAGAAGCCTTTTTATTCAAAGCTTCTTTGCGTTTCTTACAACCACAATCCTTTTTCTTTTCTTTATTCTTTCCTAAGAAACCGCCTGTGCTGGTCAATCGACCTAGAGTAGCAATGTAAGCCACTTTTTCTACAGTATCTCCTAGACCCTCAGATTTTTTCTTTAGTGGGTTATCCATCAAGTTCCTTTCTTCTTGGGTGTTTTCTTTTTAGGTTTGTCTAAGATCTTCATAGCGTCCTTGCCTGTTAGTTTAACAGACTTGCCACCACAAGATGATATATAATTTTTCTTAGCCATGTTACTTCTTTTTTTTCTTAGAATTCTTTAAAGCTTTTGCAGTAGGGGCACCCTTAGCACCCTTGGCTCTCATTTTTTCGCCAGACCCAGCTTTAATTCTTTTACGTTTAGCATGGATGTTACCCCATAAACCTTTCTTAGTCATTAGCACTTCCACTTTCTGCGTGCTTTACGCAATCTACTATCTGGATTTTTAGCAGCTTTGGGAAACTTTTTCATTTGCCCAGCTGATCTAGCACAGTAGCTTTTTTTCCGTGGTCCTCCTCCGGGTTGAGGTGGTTTTAATTTAGAGCCTGTTTTTTTATTGATCATTCGTCTGCCCTTAGCAGAGAGGCCGCCCGATTTGCTCTTACAACCATTACCAATATTGCAGCCTTTCATGCCGCCTTTTTTTTTCGTAGCCATGACAGACCTCCCTTCTAAAAAATAGCCTCGGGGGGATTGCTCCCCCCAAGACCGTCCTGAGGTAGCGAAACTCAGTAGTGTAGATTAATTAAAATCAAGCAATGCCCTTCTCTAGACCGCAAACAACGGCACAGAGTTCTGGACGTAGAATACCACCACCGGACATCTTCGATGCAACGGTGAATTGAGTATTACGGCGGACATCAGCAACGGTGTCAACCTTCATGCCCTGTAGGTTTAGAGAAGCAACTGCTTCTTTCTGCCAGATAAGGGCTTGAACTGGGTACATTGCATCAAGACTGGTCGCATCGGTGCTACCAGTTGTGTTAAAGACGTTCCAGTCAAAGTCGTACTTGGAATCACCAAGATCACGAAGAATTTTCTGGGCATCATTACCAAGGGTAATATCACTAGTGTTAGCTGTGAAAGCAGCAGCACCTGATGGATCCTTACGAACATCAGCAAACTTAGTACCATCAATAATAATTTCACCAGCACCAACAGCACTAGCAGCACCTGCCTTATAAACAGTAACACCGTGAGCTGGTGAGGCATCGTTAGCCTTAACAGTCTGCTTAGGCATGTGGTTAGTCTTGACAATAGTAACACCCATGTACTCAAGAGTATCAGAGAGTGCGTTCATGCCAGTTCTGTAACCAGCACCAAGACCACCAGCGTCAGCAACGCCACCGAACATTGGTTGCATGCTGTTAGGTGCAGTGTTTCCAGTACCAGGAGCAGCCGCACTTCGAGCAATACCAAGCGCACGGATGTCTTGGAAAGCCTGAGGAGTTACGGATGCATAGACACCTTCAGTAGGTCCATCCATTTCCTGTAGCCTAATCATATAACGCTCAAGATATTCTAGGAATAGTAGAGCAGCGTTAGTACGAGTAGTGTTAGTGGTGTTAGGACCAGTGTGACCAAGGTAGTTAAAGGTTACATTAGCTTCAAGATCATAAGTTGCTGCACTACTATAGTCAGCATCTTGAACAATCCCGTTAGCACTAGAGGTAGCCATGTTACCACCCTTAGACATCGCAGGGCTACGTGCATTCATGAAAGCACCCTGAGCAATTAGACATGCAATCTGCTTGTCTCTAGCGTTAGCAAGAGAAAGACCAGCCTGTCGTGCTAGCTCAGAACGATACTCCCACTGAGTGAGTAGTAGCGAGATGTCATCAAGCTCAAAGTGCGAGGCCATTGGTCTCGAATCGAGCGAGATGTCGAACCACTCAGGTGAGCTGATGGTGCTAGAGCCTACAAGCTCTTCGCCAGCCTTCCACTGAGCCTTCATACCAACGGTGCCAGTGATTGGGAATCGCATGGTAGTACCGGAAGTAATAGACTTAGTAGTAACTAGTGGTTCAAAGATGTTGTATTGATCATAAGCGTTTAGAATCTCGCCAGACCAAATAGGAAGCCAGTAATCAGCTGTCCCGTCTTGCTTGACGGTAGCACCGCCAATAGTGTTTGCAGATGTAGTACCGGGGGCTTGACCGCCAGTAATCCAACCGTCTCCATTTAGATTTAATGGATAAGCTTCATTAGCCATTGAATAATCTCCTTAATTAAGATAATTTAAATAAAATAATTAAGCTCATGATTATCCTAGTCCCTTTCTCTAGGGATTATTAGGGTCAATTAAACTTGTAACCATGCTGAGAAGAAATAATAATTCTTTGCTCAACGGCTTGACGAAAGGCAATGTCGGTACGATACCGAGGGTCAGAAATAGCTGCCTTCATTTCTGCTTCCGAATTAAAAGCTTGTGCTTCTACTCCGGGGCGAGAAATTTGTCCTGCCTGCATGGCATTGGGGGATGAAACAGTAGGTTCAGGTTGAGTTACCTGAGCAGGTGGGTTAGCCGCATCGAATCTAGCCTTTAATCCAAACAACACAGACTGACTTGCTTCAGTTTGCATTGCCCGATTAGCAGCTTCAATCTCTGCTTGTGGCAAGTTGTCTCCAGCCCACTTCAAAATCCTTTTTAGATTGTCCGAACCGCCAACAACCGCAGCGGATTGATCAAACGTCTGCTTACGCATAGCTTGTCTACCTCTTACCATCTGTTCCACAACAATCGGATCCGCATTCAAACGCTTTGCAACTTCCTGTTTGGTAGCCTCAGAGAGGTCACCTTGAGCATCAATCTCTGCTCCCCACTTCACCCAATCTTCTTGGCTAACGCCTGCTTCGTATGTAGGTTCTACTGGTTTGCTGATTTCTAACTCATCAGGCATGTTACTTACGTCTTCAACGACCGGCTGTTCTGGTTCAGGGGCTGGTTGCTCTTGAGCCTTCGGGTCATAATTAGGATTTGAAACTCCTGTTTCATTATAATTCTTTTTTAACTCAGCAATTTCTTGCCGAGACTTTGTGTATTCACCTTGTGCAGACTTCAAGGAATTAAACCAATCGTCTACGTTTTTAAAATTAGGTGGGATAGCCTCCCCTTGCTCTTTAACATAACGTTGGAAAGCCTGTCGTTCCTGTGTAACTTGTGGGGTTTCCGTAGGCTCAGCAGGCATCACAATGTCATGTCCTACCTGAGTCCCCTCTGGAGATTGTTCAGGTGTTTGATTTGGGTCCATTTGGTTTATTCTCCTTAGCAATAATTCGCTTTTTCATTTTGCGAGTTGCTTTTTTTTTAAAGTCTGGAGTAAGTCCGCTGTTAGCTTTGACGTACTCTCTATTGTTGTTAGGTTTTTTCACTTCTTCTGTCCGGGTTTCTTAACATTTCTAACAGGAGTCTTTGGGGGACCGCCTTTAACGCTAGAAACCTTTTTATTTTTAGGGCCGTTCTTCTTAGGAGGCCTGCCCTTTTTTGATCCGTAAGTTCCTGGTCCGCTTGGCATTATTTTCTACCTTTCCTAGCACCTGGATTAGCTTTTGATCCAGCTGGGTGTGAGCCACGAGACATTGCTTTAGATCTCTTAGCTCCTTTACGAGGTTTTGTTTCTCTGGTTGCCTTAACGCGGCTTGCACCAGTACTTCTGCTTCCATATGCCATGTAATTATCCTTTCGCTTTTGGGGGTGTAGATTTATAGGGATGATTACTTGGTAAATTACCTGTCAACCCATATTTATGGGCAAAATGCCCTTCAATTTTGTTTCTAAGTGTGTCGGTAACGTAAGATTTAAATAAGATTAACTCATAAATAGTGCCTGAAAATCCATTAGCTACGCCTGTGTTGTTTGTCATTCCACCCACATTTAAAATACGACCACCAGCAATATCATTTAATGTACCAAGGCCACTATTAACAATGGTTGTACCATTGACACATGTTTTAACTCCTAAACCTGAGGTCGGGCCATACACTATAAAGTCATCGCCATTGGGTGCATTTGCACCATTATTGTCTGTATTGAGATTTCCCCAATCACACCTATATACTTCAGGAGAAACATTATCTCTTGTTCTGAGACCCCAATCGTTAGTCCCACCAGAACCACCAGAACCTACATTTGTGCCAAAGATGGCATTGTTATTTGAATTCTCATCAGCACCATAATTAACCATGGCTGCGATAGTAAGACCAGATACTGATACATCTACAGTTGAATCATAAATTCCAATGTCTGGGTCGTTGTCGCTTGGGTCATGATAAAGAACTTTGTTGTTTGTAAATGTCATTCCTTTAAACCCATTCAAAGAAGTGGAAGACAAAGAAGGTTGATCACTATTGTCTGTATTATATACATCAATTTTATTACCTGCCTTGTCTTCAGCTACTGCTACTTTATTGTCTGATACAAAGAAAGCTTCAGGCCCATACCAAACATCAAGACTAGGTTCATGAGCAGGGTTCCAATTGTTTTCATGTGCGCTCCAAGATAGCTCATGATCTTCTGGGATTACATAGCCTCTTGCTTGAAGAATACCTTCTCTTTCAAGAAGAAGTTCTTCATAGTTAGCTTTCATTAATAATGTATTCATGTTAGCTCTAAGAACTCCAGTTGCTGTGTCTAACAACGCACGGCGATCTCCAGACGCAAGGTCTGTATCAAGGATAATATCTAACTTGTGTAGCGGTTCTCTGATATCCATGGTTATTGTCCTCCCTGTCCAAACATTTGCATAGCTTGGTTAATAGCTTCAGGTGGAATATTAGCACCGCCTGTATTTTCTATATCGGTACGAGCTGCTTGTCCTGCGGTAGATGCCATTTCTTGAGCTGCCATTTGTTGCATCTGCATCTGTTGTTGCTGTTGCATCATAGCTTGCTCTTCTTGTTTGACTTCTTCTTCTGACTTGACCCATAACTTGGGATCAAACCCTAAGGATAAGACCACAGTACGCCCGTACTCGTCCCACTTAAACATTTTATTAGCCCATTCAGGTAAGTTACGAACCATTTCACCTAGCTGTAGTAGTTTAGTTAGGTCTGTCTCTCGGCTGAGTGCTTGCAGTCCTGTGATAATTTCAATACTAAGTAGTCCTTCTTCAGGGTCAAACTGTTCTTTCATGTTCTCATCAATCTCTTGATTCTTAATCATTAAATAGATAGTTCGTTTAACTAGTGGAGTCATTAGATCTCTAGCAATAGCAGAGAATGTACCACCAAGAATAGTTTCTAGCTCGTTACCAATAGCTCTAACTGCTGTAGCTGTGACTCTATCACCAGTAGGCATAGCAGCTGATTGCATTAAGAAACCATTGCCTACTTCTCTTCTCATAATTTCTACTGAAGCCTGAGATGATTGGTTTTGTGGTTGCATTGTACCACTGGGTGAGATAGTAAACACATCTTGCATTCTTGCAGCCACCCAATCACCATTAGAAGCTTCTGATAAATCATCTAGCTCGGTCAGTCCGGCAGGATCTACACCCATAAAAAATGTAGAGCTGGCAGCCATGCCCTGTACCATAGATCTAGAGTATGCTTCTAGTGTAATGATGTCACCATACAAATCTTCTACATGTGATCTACCGTAGTCTTCATTAGCTACGCCTGTCCACTGCAATACAATGAATGGTGATGTTTCAAAGTAACCAGATTCAATTACATCTTCATCACATTCTTTTTCCATAAACCACGAGCCATCTTCTTCTTGGGTTAGTCTAATGTATACGGTGTCGTATCCATCTTGTTGGTCTTGACCGTGCTTAAAGAATTGATTATCAACAGGTTCTTCATTAGGTTTACTTAAATACTCTACATAAATTAATTCTTTTACTTCGCCTTGGACAGAACGCCTAACAACAAACTGATCCAATGGAATAACCCTAAAAGAAAAATCATTATCCATTACAATTAAAGCATTGCCAGTAACAATTAGATGTTGAAGGGCCAGATAAATAGCTTCTCTCATGTTCTTACCAAGAAGTTTTCTATAGATCTGATCACTTAACAATTCTAAGTACTCGTGGATATCAAGAGATGGTGTCCTACCATTACGTAAACCAAGCTTAAAAAAAGCTGTATCATTAAGAGGAATCAAAGCACTTAAGATTTTAGAAGCTAGGCTTGTGACCCCTCGGCTTGCTACACTAGAGTACTGCTGAAATTGTGATTCCTTTTCATCATAATTTTCTGGCATCAATAAGGTAGGAACGGTGATAGCAGCACAAGACCTAGCTTTATCAAGAAGAATATCTCTCTTGGTGTCTAGTGTTTCCCATCGTTCTTTAATATTTTTTTCAGGTACTCTACTCATTTACTACTCCAATTCCGTTCGGGGTGCGTAATCAGGAGATTTAATTTGAGGTGCTTCTAAGTTTAAATCTTTAAATAGATCGCCTTCTTGTTCTCCACCTTCTGCTTCTGCCATGATGCCTTGCTCTCGTAGCTCTTCTTGCTTCATAGCTTCAGCTCGTTCAAGCTCAGCAGATCTCCTTCGTTCTAGTTCATCAAGTCGTTCTTGTTCTCTACGTTCTTCGGCTCTTACTTCAGCTTGACGTACACCTTGCTGTTGCATTTCATACGTTTCTTTATTAAGAGTTCGCTGCATGTCCATCATTGCGGCGGCACTTGGTCCGCCTCCTCCGCCTTTACCCATTTTGAGCCTCCTTCCATTGTAGAATCTTTTGAATTACTTGTACTTGACCGAACAGAACCCCTCGCTCCCATTCGTTTTTTTGCAGTGCGTCCGGGGTTAGTTCTATCGGGAACGTTTTCTTTAGCTGGTTTATTAACTCTTGCGAGATCAGTAAGTTTGGTGATTGTTTCATTTAGTTCCTTCACAAGAGACAACGCATAATATAAATCTGTATCACGAGGAATCAATCCTTTGTCATACTTAAACATAATGTTTTTAAATCTAAGATCTTCCATTAAGTAATGGTCCCTTCTTCATCGAAGTCTTCATTAACTAAAACATCCATGTTAAAGTTGTTTAACTCAGGGTCAATTTCTAAATGCTCACACCTAAGTGTTAAGTTATCTAGAAAAATATTAACCATGCCCATGTTATTAAATGCTAATTTAACTTTAGTTGTTTTAATATTCATTAAAGATATACATTCTTTTACTGCTTTATCCATATCATGTTCTGTATGTATTACATAAAAACTCATGCATATCTCCTAAGTAATTTCACAACCACCAGCTGAACAGCTAAGAGTGTGGGTGTGCTTTGTTTCATCTTCTAATTCGTATTTAGAAAGAAGATCCCAATCAACTTCCTTAGGCATTTCATCCATCATTGTAGCCCACGTCACTTCATCGATGGCTTCAAACGGAGCCTGTTGATATACATGATCTTCCTTTGGAAGGAAAGAAATGCCTGATACAATATCCCAGTTTTTCCAAACCCATTGACCAACACCTAAGAACTCATCGTCTGTGTAACTAACAGTGATGCTAGGTTTATGATCACAATAATTAATTTGGAAATCTTTCCACCAATTTAAGTGGTCCATTGCAGAAATATCATCTTGCGTTAGTGCGTTTGCAGGTGATGCAATGGGGAATGAAAACACTAAAGTATTTTCTGGTCGCATAACACATGGTTCCCACGGTACGCCAGCATCTTTCATGAGCTGACCAATAGGATCCTTTGTATCAAGACGAACTCTACGAATGTAAAACTCAGAGAATCGTGGGTGCATACCAGATGCAGAACCAGCAACGCAGCTGGTTGTACCTTCTGGCTTGACACATGTAATGCTAGAGCTAGGATTGATACCAAGATACTCAGCCCACTCACTATTAGTATCGTGAGCTACAGACTTCATCTCTCGTAGTAGCTTATCATTCCATAGTGCATGAGCATCCATGATACCTGTAATAGAAACGCCTAATAATCTTTCTTCATTACAATTATCACGGAACGTATAGTCTCCACGTTCTTCAAAGAATGTAAAGTTAGTTAGTGCAGATTGTAATGTACCTAAGACAGTAGCAAGGTGTGTCTTTTCTAAGATATCACCAACTCCATCTTCATTTTTAGCTACAATAGTAGACAGGTTACAGAACTGTTTAGACCGTAGGATAATTTCAGAGCATGGGTTAGTACCAAAACTATGTCCTTCAACCCTACGACCAGCAAGTCTAGCAATCTTTTCCATAGCCTCACGATTGCAAATGCCTCGCTCACCTGAGTGTGAATCATATAATGCTGACCACTCTTGAATGTACTCACTAAAGCTAGGCTTTGTCTCATACACTGCGGAGTTATTAGCTAGGCTACGATGTCCTGCTGTGTCCCACCAAGCACCTGACTTGCACATACCCATCTCTCTATCACCTAGATCACTAAGAGAAATCAATGCGGATCGACGAACGCCACCACAAATAACAATCTCTGCAATCTGACAAACTAGATCATGTACCTCAAGAGACTTTAGCTTGCGTCCCTTGGCTTTGTAGAACATGTTAGCTGTGAATCTGATGAGTCGTTCGAGTGGCTCTGGACCAGAAGCCCTACCACCAAACGTTTTAAGTCTAGTCCCAGCAGAGCGAACACGGCTAGCATCAATAGTGCTGTGATAGCCACTGTAAAGTCCATGAATAAATTTATGAAACGCATCTGCCCATCCTGCTCTTGAGTCTTCAACAACAATAACGTCATCTGTTTTATTAATTTCTGCGGGGATCTCAGGAAGCTTGTTAACAAACTGTGCTTCACAAGAAAAGCCCACACCTGTACCACACATAAGGACATACATAATGTTTCTAAAGTCAGAGGGTCTTTCGACTGAGACATAAGAACAGTTGTATGAAGCTACATCATCTACATCTAGGGCTGGCCCTGCTGTCATCAACGCCCGCATGGAACCAAACAATGTCCTGTTTTTCATAGCAACAGAGCATCTTTCCAATTCCTTTAATCGTTCGGGGCATTTAATATTAAGACGGGTAATTAGATAGTTAATGTATCTATCTACTGCCTCTTCCCATGTCTCTCTCCGCCCCTCACTAGGCATCCATCTACAATAACGCGAAATCGCTACAAAATCTTGAAAAATCTTAGACATCATTCAACTCCTGTTGATCCAAAGCCGCCAGCTCCACGAGCAGTCTCTTGTAATTCTTCTACTACTTCAATCTTGGGAGAGAAATAAGGAATAATTAATAGCTGAGCTACACGCATACCATGATTAATAATAAAAGGAAAGTCGTTATTGTTTTTAATAAGGACTCCAATCTCGCCTCGATAATCACTATCGATAATACCAATAGTGTTTGCCAAGGTGATTCCTGCTTTACCAAGCCCACTTCTTGGGCATAGTAAACCGAAATGATCTTCAGGAATCTCGACTGCCATGCCTGTTTTGACCACCTCATAGGTGTGTGGCTCCACAATAAGTACATTATTAGTGTACGCACTTAGGTCAAGACCAGCTGCACCATCTGTGGCTGCATACGGAACAACAGCGTCTTCAAATAGTTTTTTAATTTTCAAATGATTCTCCAATTTTTGCTATATAGTAGGTTATTAGGCAGGTGACCACAATAAAACTTCTTTTGTTTTTTTATTATAGTCACCAGCTCTTAGTATTCTTACACATCTGGCTTGAGCTAAGGCAAAATCCTTGCGGTCCATGTCAGGTCGTCTTGTTTCTGGTCTCTTATCCCAGTCTTCATTTAGATATAAATCTAGAATGGTTTGATCCCATTCTTCTTTAGGTGTCTGCTCTAAAATTTTTTGTGCTTTTTTTGGACCTACTTTCCATAGGCCATAGATGTTATCAGTTAAATCACCGGCCATCCATTGCTCATAAAAGAAAGCATCACCTTCTTCTTGGCTAATATACACAGGTTCTTTTTCCTTATCAGGATTAAGATGCCAGCCGGGAACCTGCCGTAGATCTTTATCAACAGTTACCCCAACAGCTTTACCTGCTGATGTCATGATACCAATAAGATCATCTGCTTCTAGTCGATCAACACATCTAACTGACATATCATTTTCTTCTCCTACTTCATAGATACTTTCAAGAGTATAAGATAGTGCATCAGGAGCAACAGTAGAATCTCTATGTTGTTTATACTTAGGCCAGAAGTCACGGCGATAATTCTTAGATCGAGGACACGACAAGGCAATGATTACTTTATCTATGCCAGCAGGTGTCCATTTTTTAAAGTCAGTTAACAAACGATAAGGTATCTCTTCAATACCTTCTGACTCTGCCCAATAGGCAATGCGATAAGCTATGATGTCACCATCAAGTATAGCGGTGGTTGGTTTATCCATTAATCTGCTCCTTCTAAGAAACTAGAATCATCATCATCTTCTACAGGATAATCATCATCTAGTTCTTCTTCTACACTATCTAACGAATCTTCAATAGCTTCTAGTAGTTTTTTCATGTTGTCTTCTGTTTTGTTTTCACTGGAATCCATCATCATTTTATACATAAACTGTTCGTTTAAGTTCTCACCGTCTTTGTATAGTTGAGTGACTGGATCTGTTGATGACTCAGAAGTACTGACCCAAGTAATAAATCTTTCCTTTACTACCTCTTGTAGTTCTTCAATACCATGTTTGTTTTCTACAAACTCATGAAACAATTCAGTGTAGTCTTTATCACCAAGCTCAACATGTGTAGCCATCTTCTCAGACTCATGGTTACGCCAGCTTTCAAACAGTTCAGGCAGTGGGCGAGGACCAGATGATATAAAGATTTGATAAGCATCTAACGTTCTGCCATATGCTAGCTCATTCATGTAGCGTACATCATCTTGAATAATAAGATGCTCAAAGCATTCTGCATTAGACTTTAGCAACACTAGCTCACGTTGTTTATAAATATCAATTTCTATATCTGTTTTTTTAATCCAGTAATCAGGATCTTCTTGTCGCTTGCCTGCACCATGTCGTTGACAGTATGCTCTGTATTCTTCTGGAGAATTTTCTTTTACATACCCCAATGCTTTTGCTTCATCTTTTAAGGCTTTAGCAAACGGCACAATAACGGGGATATAATTATGTTCTGTTGCAATATCAAATAATAAACTTGCAACTGTAGATTTGCCAGCCCTACCGGGGCCGGATAGTTGAATAGCTTTCATGCTACCTCCTTAATGTGTTTCAGACCAGTTGCTGCCTACTCTGTACTCTGCTGATGTAGGTATATTACAACTAAAAAATGTGCCTGCCTTTTCTGCACAGTCACAGACCACTTGGCCTAGCTCATGTGCAATATCAGGTGAGCATTCTATTTGCAACTCGTCATGCACGTTAGCAACCCAAGCCCAGTTATGTTTGAATCTTTTAGTCAACTCAACATCTGCATAACAGGCCCACAACTTAGCAATGTGTGCGCCTGAGGATTGAAGTAATGTATTAAGAGCAGCGTGTTCACTGCGAATAGGAATGTCCCGCCAATCAAACGGACGGACAGTACCCTTAGAGTGTGCATCAAAACGACAGTCATCTAATACTCTCTTAAGACCCGGAATGTTTGACAACAACTGAGACTTAATTTTTCTAGCGTTAGCCGTAGAAGTATTAATAACTGAACCAAACTTTGCATCACCACCACCGTAAAGAAAACAATAGATGGCTGACTTAGCTTTGTTCCTAGTATCTAAACCCATAGCGTTTTGATTGTGAGTATGGATGTCTGCATTAAGAATCTGATCAACGTATGAACCTTCGTCATACTTGTGCAAATAGTGTGCAAGCATTCGTAACTCTAGACCAGACAAGTCAGCACCTACTAGTACCCACCCCGGCCTCGGTATAAACAAAGACCTAGCTCTCTTGTCGCTAGATACTTGTTGCATGTTAGGGTTGTTAGAAGTCATGCGACCTGTAACAGTACCTAATGTATTCAAGCTACCATGAATCTTCTTATCTCTAGAATAAGTAGCTCTCTTAATCCAATCAGATACCTGAGACATGAGTTTAGTTTCATCAAAGTAACTAACCAATGTCTTTGCTTCTGGATAGTCTAGCTTAGCCAACACAGATCTATCAACCTTAGGGTTGCCTTTGTCTGTAGTTGGTGCGTTCCATCCATACTTTTCATGAAGCCTATCGGCAATCTGTTTACGAGAACCCGGATTGAATACAGTTACTTTATCCTTAAGACGCTTGCCTGTTTTATCTGACCAACGTTCTTCTACTTTATCAGGAAATATAATCTGCATTGAGTCTTCAATGTCAACCTTATCTGTTAGCAGATCTTGCTCTAGTTTAACAGCTGACTTGATATCAAAACAAAAACCATTCTCTACCTGTGAAGATACAATCTTAGCTACCTTCTGTTCCATGTGGATAGAAGAGTTATTTTTCATTGCAAATTCTTTTTGGTATTCATATATCTTAGCAGTCACAACGGTGTCTTGCTTACAATACTCAAGCATCTCATCAGAGTAGCTGTCCCAGCCACCTTGATAATCATCTTTGTATTCACCCAAGAATAAACCCCAGCTCTTAAGTGAGTGAGATTGATTAGGAAGCATGGGTTTATCAGGCCACATCAATCGTGATACTAGAAGCGTGTCATAAAGTTTGACACTAAAAGGACCATATAAACGACGAAGTAAAGGGAGATCATAACCAATGATGTTGTGACCGATAACGAGAGAAGCCTTTTCCAATCTACTGATAAAGTTAGGTATCTCTTCTTCTTTGTAGCCCTGTGTTGTGCCGTCTGATAAACTGTGGATCGCAGCACACCAAATCCTGTCTGCTTCTTGTACTGCTTTTCCTTTCTTGTCAATGTAGATTTCATTTAAACCATTCCCTTCGATGTCAAACGTCAATGTCTCCATACTGATACAGTACCTCTCCTTCAGGCGTAATAGTAAAGTCAATCTCTTGTAGTCTACTTGTATTCTTGTTGTAATACAAGGCAGACCCGATACCACATTGACCTGTCTTTCTATTTTTTAATACCCGAATGCATGTTGTGTTAGCAATCTTGTCATCAGAATGCTGACGATTTCTCTCTAGTGCAAACACATAGTCTGCAATCTGTGCAAGAGAACCTGAGCCACGCAAGTCACTGAGTGTAATGCGATCACCTTCGTCTACATTCTTATCTGTCTTCTTGATATGAGAGATGACATGAACAATACAACCAGTGCGTTCTACAAGAGAACGAAGCTGCTTCATGACATCATCTAGAACCAAGCGTTCTGAATTACCAAAGCTATCTTGTTGACTAAGAAGAATGTTACCAAGCAAAGTAATGTGATCAATAATCAATACCTTACAGTCAAGTGCAACAGCCATGTACTCTAGCCTAGACATTACGTTCTGCATGTTAGCATTACCAATGTGATCGTAGATATACAGTGGGTATTCACTTACTTCTTTCTTTGCTGCAATATATTCTTCATCACTAAGATCATCAGCCACACCAAGATCAACAATCTTCTTGTCAAATTTCTTGCGAAGATCATTAAGTTGTCGTTGACCCATGATCTTACGAATAGGTTTGCCTAGCTTTAGTGAGATCAAGTCATCAACTGTAGACTCTGGTGATTCTTCTAGGAACACACAGCCTGTAGGGTTGCCTTGCTCTAGGTGATGAAGCACCAGCTCTCTTACTACTGAAGACTTACCGTGACCAGTAGCAGATGTCCATAGATAGAGCCTACCTGTGTCTTGACCAATCATAAAGTTAGTCATTGATTCCCAAGGGTACTCATACAATTCATTCTGTACCTTGTTCTCATTAGTAATTTGACTAACATGAAGGATAGAGTCAGGGCTATGGGTCTTAGCATTCCAATAACATTGCATAAGTTGCTTGCTTTCGTTAGCTACAAGCATCTCATTGGGATCTTTACGGGGAAGCTCCATGATCTTTACCTTGCCGGGAGGTAGGATCTCTGCCACTTCTCTTGCTGCTTTTTTACCAACCTCATCCATGTCAAAACAAATAACAATAGTTTCAAAGGAAGATAGGAACTCATAGTTTTGTTTGATAGAGGCAGCCGCTGAGTTTACACCACTAGGAATAGATACAACAGGATACTTGTTATCAAACATCTGTGCCATGGTTAGTGTATCAATAGCACCCTCAGTGATTAGGATACGAGGGCCACCCTTTTCCCATAGGTTTTGACCAAAGAGTTGTAGGTTCTTAGTGCTACCCACCCAATGAAAGTCTTTAGTCTTAACGTTGCGTACCTTCTGAGCTTGAAGTGTGCCGTCAATGTTATAATAATTTTCAATCTCTAGCTGACTGTCCATGCCTGTGTAGGTTTGATACCTATACTTCTTACATGAGTCTTCTCTAATCTTCCTATGAGGGAGAGCAATAGCTTCACCAGTGTATGGGTTAAACTCTTTCTTAATATTTTCATCACTAACTTCAGTCATGTAACTAGAGTTTCCTTTTTCATAATAGCTACAAGCAAAACAATATTTGTGTCCGTCATCGTAACAAGCAAGGTTATCTCCTGATGTATCTGCACCCTTTGCTACACACGAGGGACAGGCAATACGTTCAATGACTTTGCTGTTATTAATTGTTGCTTCAATCGACATTACTATCCTTTGTTAACCATATAGACCAGCCTAATGCACCAAGTACAATAGCTAGTAGTATTAGAGTAGGTGTAATCGCTACAATAAATGGGATCCACCAACTAAGGGATCCATAAATTACACCACCAAGTAGAAAGACAAACAAATAAGATACAAATAAATTGCATCTGATGTACCACAGTTCAAGATTCATCGTCTTCCTTTTCATTATCTTCTATGTTATTTAGTTTCTTCTTGCCAAAGATCTTGTCCCACTTGTCACCAAAATCTTTACGNTTTTCTAGTTTTTTTTCTACTGTTTCGTCCGGTAGGTTTGGACGGTAGATCTTTCCCGGTGGGTGATTCCACGGTTTTGCCATTTGTTTTATCTCCAAAAATTTTTTCCCAATTTTTTCGGTATTGTTCTTGGTCTACCTTACGATAGGTATCACCCTTGCCTGCACTATGCCTGCGTGTCATCGGTGTGAATGTTTCCCTTACAACAGTTAGGCTTCTTACAATCTTCAGGTTGCTTCTCAATGCAGTAACCTGCACTACGAATTACCTTAACCAAACCCTCGACAACAGTATTCATTTCTTCTTGGGTCAGTCCTGCAACAGGACACTTGTCATTGTTCTTCATAATAATCTCCTTAATAGGGTTGGCGGGACTCGAACCCGCACTGTATGGATTTTAAGTCCACTGCCTCTGCCAATTGGGCTACAACCCCAACTACTAAGCAGGACCGGGACTATAATTATCTAGGTACACAGCTTGCCACCAGCCAATACGACCATTGATTAAAAGCTGAGGTCCAAACCTTAAGTCAAGACCAAGAGCAATCAACACAGCAGTTGTATAACAAGCAGCATTAGGATAGATATCTGTTCCTTTATAGTGAAGGTAATATGTTACATCATCTATCAAGCTATATACATGGCTATAGTTTTCTTCTAGTATATTTTTAATACGATCAAATGCAGGGTCATGATCTTCTTTGACAAAGGCACTACCCCATCCGGGTATCTTTAATCCAGCAACATACAATCTATCTGCATAGTCTACTGGATCAGGGTGTGTTAAGAATCTAGCTGTCTGTCTTAGAGGAGCATGTGTTTCTCCAAGCGTAAGCAACGCTGATGCTACAGCAGTAAAGAAATCTTTACCAACTTGAGCAGCAACAATAACAGCATTAGTACTAGCATTATTTCTCTTTGCTAGTTCTTGATGAACCTTTAACAGCTCATCTCTTAAATTATAAGGGTCCATACGTTTCCTTTCAATGATCCCAGCTGGACTTGAACCAGCGACCAACGGATTAAAAGTCCGATGCTCTACCAACTGAGCTATGGGACCAAGCACTCCGAGCAGGACTCGAACCTGCGACCTGCTGATTAGAAGTCAGCTGCTCTATCCAGCTGAGCTATCGGAGCTAATCAATAGGGTTGCCCCTGTAATCACACAAAGCAGGGTGGGGCCAGTCATCCCTAACACAAGATTGGTTAGGGCATTCACCAGCAGGGTCACCACATCCGGGGCATAGCCTAGGTTCTTTAGAGTTCGTCGTACTCTTCTTCTGGATGTTCATCAGGTGGCTCAAGAGTTTCCATCTCTTCGCAAACCATATCATTAACTGCATTCCAAATATCCTTATGTTCAGGTACAATCTTTTCTTTATCATGAACCAGACTAAGCACCAACTCTTCTTCATTGTTAAAGATAGAAATTTCTTCAACAAAATACCCTTCATACTCCCAGCCCCACTCTTGATGGTTGCCTGGAGTACCCCAGAATTCATAGTAACCCACCCCACTATCAGACCAACTCCATGTTGCTGATACCTTAGCTACAAAATAACTCTCCGCATCAAGACTATTATCTACAATGTGTTCAGTATACGTTTCCATAATTATCCCTTTGTTAAACGTGAAAAAAAAGGGAAGCCTATTGCTAGACTTCCCTAATCAAACCCTTGTGGGTTGTATAATAAATCTCTTTAAAGATTTGCTTGCACCACGGCATACACAAAGTGCATGGCCGTGCCATTCTCCATTCATTCTGATGACCAAATCTAAAGTTAATTAACTTATAGTTTTTAGATTTGTTTTTAACTTTAAGCCATGCATCCAATTCAGAATGCACCTCATCAAACCTATACTGATACGTATGAGCTTGGGGATGTGTCTTAGTTTTGTTAACACCAACAGATACTGGTCTGTTCTTGTGAACTATAATAGATACATGCCTCTTACTTCTGTGTTGTACCATAGGTAGGTATGATAGAGCAAGTGCTTCAAGTTTATTTATATTCATTTAATTGTTTTTTCTACCCGAAGATTAAAATATCCGGGTTCGCCTACAGCAGCCCACTGTTTAGTAATATACAATCGAACTATTTGAGAATCGTCTACCCAAAGTTTACCGTTTAGAATATCCAACACTGCCTTAGCAATATTATCTACGTCGGACTTTGGTACTTCTAGTTTAGTAGTCTTGGGTCTAGTACAATAGCATTCAATGTCTACGTTAAGTTTACCTTCAAGCAAATCAAAGTTGTCTCCTAATACATCAAAGACAACCTCGCCTGCTTCAGATCTAAAACGCTTGTACGCCCCCGTGTAGTAGGAGCCATGCCTACCAACACGGGGACGAGAAGCTGCTACGGGACTAACCGCAAAGGTTAGTTCTAGCATTTAGAATGGGTTATCCTCATCGGTAACAGTGGTCATTGCCTCTGCGACATAGCCACCATCAACCTTGCCCATTCCTCCACCACTTGAGGACTCACCAGAAGGTTCCCAGTTTCTCTCCACTAGTTGGATCTTATCCATGTAGAGAGAGACACTGTTGTCTCTGGAGATGAGTGCGGGAGTAACCTTGACACGAACTCTATCCGTTGCAAATGGAATAGTGTTTGTTTCGTTATCATCGCTATCAAGAATAGGGAACTTAGTCATGCCTTCGCGTGCCTTCAGTACATTCTTAAAGCGAACAAGAGTTTCTCCTGATTCTGCGTCAGTCTTAAGACCATTAATCTTAGTGCCCCCAAGACCAGAGAGTGCAGAGTCAATCTGCTTCTGGATATCAGGGGTGACAACGACAGTCACACTGTGGTGCGGGTTACCAAACTTATCATCTGGCTTCATCAGGTGTGACCACTTAACAGTGGCCGACTCAGTGACAAAAGGGTCACCGTAATTATTCTTCATCATCTTGCTTTGCTCCTTCAATAACTGGGTCAGATTCGCCCGTTTCATTAGGGTTATTAACAGTAAAGTTACTGACATTACTCTTGTCAGTATCAATAATATTGTTCATGGTTGTACGGATTTGGAAACTGATGTTATCCAAAGCCATAAAAATTTCCCGTAGATACTGCAACACTGCGTTGGTAGCAATCATGGGGGGGTACGACTTATCACCTTCTGGTGACTTCTGTTCTTCAGACATTAATTAGTCCTTCCTTTCTAGATAGGGGTGCCCTTCAATAACGACACCACAACTTAACACTGGTTTTCTTAAAGAGTATTTACCATACGACATTGCTAAATGGTCATTGTCAACACCGCAGCCAACGTTCATACCAAAGATAGAATCGTTGTCATTAGAATGATAACAAATATTAGCGACTGAATGTGTATGACCACACACTACTGATTGCCTAAGGAATTTAGCTGCGTTAAATGCAGGCATTAACCCTGACCAACCAGTACCGTGAGTGTATATAACATTATCATGTGTGTGTTCATACTTCCAGTCCCACCCATTAGTTCCATATACCTCGTTAAAGGGCTTAAGATACAAACTGGGAACACCGCTACCTTTAGCTGTTCTAAGTACTCGTTCATCATGATTTCCTATACAAACAAAAGCTTTAGGGAATGCCTTGTGCCATCGTTTGATTTCTTTGACTGCAATATTATATTCATCTAATGCAGAAGGAAGCTCAGGATTTTTTTCATGCCTTGAGATTGCTTCATGATCAATAATATCACCAATGAATACTGTTTTAGTAGTACTATACTTCTTAGCAATCTTCTTTACAAAAGAAAGATACTCTTTATGTATAGCTGGTGCATGTAAGTCACCTATTACTAGTACTCTTGCCATGTTTACTTCTCCTTTTAGCATCTTCTCTCCACTGTTCAGCAAGTGAAGGAAGATCTTGTCTTCGTTGAGTGTTGGGCTTGGGAAAGGCGTTAACATAGTTACCATCCTTATCCACATTATGAACCCACTCTTGCGTGTGTGCTTCGATTGAAGCGTATACATCAAGCTTACCATCAACATGGTCTTGCTGTAGCTTATTCAACTTCTTCATCTATTGATCTCCGTTTTTCTTTGCGTATTTTTTTACGCGCTTTGTCTAGTTCTCTTTGTTTTTTCTTAGAGGAATATTCTTCTTGATCAAAACGACGCTGGTCTTTTCTACGAATGTTCTTGTCTTGTGCCATATTCTTCTACGTTTAGTACCATACATTTAGGAATTTTGTGAACTTGTGATCCTTCAGCTGGACCTAACGTTGACACAACAGCATATTGATGGTCATCTTCATGTATGACATAACCAACAGTACACATAACGGGCAGCTTACTTTTAGCAGCTGACATCATTTCAGATTTGTCCATCCACTCAGCACCACCTGTTGTTTGTGCATCAATCCATTCAATCATACAAACCTTTGGGAGTTTCTTTGCTTTAGTATATGTCTTATGCAAAGAAGTACTTGGAGTGCTTGACTTCTTCGATGTTGAAATCACCTTCGCACTCTGGGACTTCGGGCAACTGTAAGCCATACTTATTCTCCAGATATAATTTAAAAGATTTCAATGGATTAGTTGAATGAATCTTAATAAACGTTTCCCTAAGTATTCTATCCATTGTATCAATGTGCGGCCCATACGTACCATATGAATCATGAACAAAGCTATAAGATGTGATACCTTCAAGCATCATTTCATATATAGTTAGAAACATATGAGCTGCATCAAGACTGTGAATAAAATTAGGACTGATTGCTAAGTACTGAGCATCAGCATCTAACTCTTCACTCAAGGAAGAGAACACAAGTTGCTGTTTGTTAAACAATTCAGCATATGAAATTCTTTCAATGACTTGATTATATACATGTTGCACTACAAAACCAGAGCCAGTTTCCCACACCAGTGGTTTGTTACGATCACTTACAATACGTGCAACCGAACGCAAGTAATCTTTACCTTGATTAGGGCTTGTCATTGTATCTTCTAAGCCCAGTTGCAATGCTCTTGCTAGCTCAACAATAGCGCCGCCTCTTTCTTCTCGTGCAACCCAATCAACATGACCTTCTTCTTTAACATACTTCTGCATACCATAGAAGGTAAGGCCATATGAGTCACACATAGTACTACGTTTAGCAACCTTACGAGGTAGTTTATCAGGCCAATGCTTGCCAAACTTATCAAACCAATCGTTATCATTGGTGTTTGTTTTAATATATTCATGAGATCTATCAGCTACAAACTGATACAAATCCATAGGCTTATCACTAGGTAATACATTAGTTAGTGCAGCTAGGTTNTTGTCTCTCATGATAGCAGACCAGTGTTGTACACCATTGTTAGCACCATCTTTTTGGACAGGTAGCTGGGTCATGCCATCAGTACGACACATCTCAAAGCAAGCAGCCAATCGTTGGAAGCTTGGATTTTTTTTCTTTGCATCCGAGATCCACTGAGTGTTAGAGTAAGGGTCATCAGCAATAGCTTGAATCATATCTATATTATTATCAACCCACTGTACCCGTTCATCAAACGTCTGCTTATCTTGATCAAACATGTTAGCAAGGTGAACCTTAAGCCAATACAAACCACGTTCTGTTTGCTTAATAGGCTCAGCGAATTGAATAATAGCCCTATCAAAATCTACGCCTTGACATGACAACAACTCACATACCGTGTACTCTCTGCCTCTAAAGTCTAAGGTGTGGGGCATAAAGAAAAAGTCATAAGGGATTAGTTTCTTTGCCAAAGACAAACGAACTAACATACGTGAGCGTGATTGTTCATCTTTATACCAGCTACCCCATGCTTCAGTAGAATCAGCCATCCATTCTGCTTGTTCTCTTTTAGTACCCTCTTCAGGATAAGGACGAGAGAACGCAAAGTCTTTAGATGAATAAGCAGGTAGGTTAGCGGTCTTATGATCATTAAGAAACATCGTAGACATAACATCATATACTTTGCTGTTAATAGACCACTCAGTTTTCATCAGTGCATTGATACCATCAAACACAATATCAGATGGCTTAGAGTTCCACTCTCTAGGGTCAGCACCAACAGGATGATACCTCTTGATCATCTTCTTACGAATCCAAGGGGACAAGAAGCCACCATCTTCTTTGGTAGAGTGGGGGATAGGAGGACAGATCATAGGTCTGTACACCATGCCACCAGTCTCAAGTAACCTATGTCTAGAGCTTAGTTCTTTTAGAACCTCAGGCGAGAAAGATACAAGCAATCGTTTCTTGTTACGGCCAGTCCAAATAATTTTACCATCTAAGATATCGGATTGCAATGCAACACGTAACATGTTGTGACCAAAGTCTTCCTTCTGTTTAGGAGTATACTTTGGAATAGTCAACATCTTCTCAGTGAATGCACGACATCTCTTAGGTGTCCAGTTCTTAATGAACTTAGACTGACGCATCCAGTCATCACGAAATTTTTTCTTTGCTTGTTGATACATAACAATAGCTAAGGCATCATCAGAGATGAGCTTACTTACTTGCTGTGCAGTGGGTGCATTCAATGGCATACCCTGAAAGAAATCTATGTTAACTACATTAGTTCTTGATAGAAATAATTGAATCACAGATCTAATAGTAATGTCTGCCATCTTAGCTGCGCCCAAGCTAAGCAAGGGAGGCAACCATTCAGGACTTTTGCGATGCCCACATACAGAATCAATCCATTGTTGATAGTAAGGTGTCAAGTGAATAACAGCTGACTCTAACAACAATTGCTCTGGCTTACCTTCATCAGGAGAACGTTCCCAATCTTTCCAATAACGTTCAACACCAGCCTCAAGTAGTTCTTCTTCCCAAAGAGATTGTTCTGTAATCCTTTGGTCTTTACTTTCTTTTGATAAGGAATCCCATAATGGCATTCAACTCTCCTTTGTCAAGGCTTCCCAACTCCACGGGTAAAGCCCTGCAATAATCTTACCTATTGCGTGTGCATATTGTCTGATCTCCCATTGTGCATGAGGATCAATACGTTGCTTATAAAACCTAGCATAAGCAGCCAACGAACCAGTCCAATACCATTCAGTATAACAACCTTGTGGTAGTACAAACCGTGCTTGCTCAGGTGCTACACCTTCAGCAATCAAACGTTCATAAGTTTGGATGCAACCTGACACTGCAAAGTGATAGTCAGAGTCAATGTTATGTGCATCAGTTTCTTTATCATAAACAAGCCAGTCACCTGATCCTTGCTTAGCATTGTCTGGTGCTGACCTCCAGTTAGGATGATACCATTCAGGAGTATCGTTTACATATCGTCTACTGATTTCATTCTCTACAAACCCTTGCTTGTGCTTAAAGAATTGAGTACGAATAGAGATAGGTGCTTTAATCCTTAGTGTAATCTGAGGGTGAGCGAAAGGAGTCCAGTGATTATTTTTTGCTAGATAATCAATAAGCTTTTTATCTTTGCCAGTCAATACATAAAACTCTGATTCGTGTGGTTTATTACCAACAAATTTATTAAGAGCCTCCTCATCCACATCCCACATAGATTCTTTAGAGAACGATACTCGTGCAGCATTAACAACAGTTAAGTCATTACCCATCTTATCTACAAGAGTTACCATCTCTCTTTCAAGCACTTCCATAACCATGATTTTCCAGCTCCTTTAACAAACCGTAAGGACTTTCTGCTTTAAGTGTCGGTACATCCTTAGCCATATAATTAATAAGCGTTCGAGATGAAGACACACAATCCTTTTTAATTTTAATTAAACCAAATGAATAGAACCATACATAGATACTCCACACTGGTGTCCTATTGTCAGCAGTCAAGCCCCAAGCAAACGATAAGTTCTTATCAGTATAGCCTAGGTCAATCTCATACTTAGGTTCTTTATACACACGTTCACTAACTTTACGAGAGATCCAGTGGGCTTTCCTATTGTCAGGAGCAGAGCCAGAGAATGAATGATACACTGCGTCACCTACTTGCAACCCAAGGTGTGTTATATCTAGTTCAATCCTTAAAATATTTTCAACAAAAAATTTATGCCACTTCAGGTACTTGGCTAGCTTGTCACCATGCCACGAGTACGCGAGTAGTTTTATGGGTAGTTGTTCCATGTATACTCCAAGAAAAAAAATGGGACACCCACAGTAAACTGTAAGTGTCCCATTTTAATTATGCCATTGCAAGAGTAGATTCGAGAATCTTCTGCTTCCTAATAGCGTTAGCACCATAGAAGTTGGAGTAGAATCTATTCTCATCCTTCTTCTTGCCTCTAAAGCTAGTGCTATGATCAAGATAGTTAGTGACTGCATTGAATGCAACCCACATGTTACTACCAAGGTGAGCGGACTCTGTGTCATACACATCGTACCACTTCATCATAGTGGAGTGAAACTTATTCATAGTCCTTTGATCTTTGCTGTCTTGGACAGTATCGGGCAACTTCTGAATGGTTTCATTATAGATTGCTCTAAAGTAATCATTCAACTGTTGAGAGTCATTGATCTTAGTACCAGCCATATAACTTGCCTGCTTCTGGAAGTTATCTGAGCGAGCATAGAACTGAGATAGAGTGTCCATAAGACCTTCCATCTTTTCGTTCATGTCTCCCTTGTGCCGGATACTGATACACATGTTCTCTCTACGGCCAGATCTAAGGGCCATGTTAAGCGTGTTCTCACACCATGTTCGGACAGAGGTAGGTGTCCCGCTAAGCGAGAACAAACCATCGTGTCCATTAGTCAACAGAAGATAAGGTTTAATCTCATCATCCTTAGTACCTACGTTAAACGAAGGTGCCTTGATGCTGAGCCATACCCTAGCTCCATTACGTAGCTCACCTGCTGTATCAATCTTAAGTCCTGCACTACCGCTGATACGCTCAGCCATATACGCAAGCTCTTGATTTTGTACAACCTGATAATCCTTACCAACAATACCCAATACTTCATGGGTGTCAGTACGAACTGTAGCTACCTTATCAAAAGTAGTGGCAGTGCCACCAGTTACCTGTCCTGTAAGGCATTCAGTTTTTTCAACAGTCCAGTTAAGACCCGTGTCTTCTAGGGTGTTGTTATTTACTTCTTTGCCTACGGTGTTCAAGATACTCATTGTAGAAATTATCTCCAAGTTTCTTCATACCAAATTCAATTGGAACCCAGTCAGTCTGGATTTGAATCCAACCATCATACGTGTAATCTTTAATTTTTTGTTTTGCGTACAAATCCTCTAGGAATTTGAACATTTGAATAGTAAGAGTCCCGTTCGTACTCGTTTGGTTCATCTGCATACACCTCTTCATAGTCCTCTGGACATAAGTTCAACGTCAATTCTATCAATCTCTTGTTGGATTTCTGAGAGATATCCTTGTTTGTCTTTTGCATCTGGAATAAAATCCATATTTTTTATTGTTTCATAGACAGTTGTAAAAATGACGCGAGCATTGGTGAGTGTATCATCATCAAGCTTTGTTATATTTTCTTTATCTTCAGGCATTATACCATACTCCTATTTACTTGTCAAGATTTACCATACTTTAAATCCTCCTGAGTTTCTAACAAAATGTACCCAGCTTTGTAGCCTATTAAGAGGGACCATGTATGCGTCTTTCCACTTAGGATCTTCGACAGGCTTCAACACTTTGAGAGTTTCACCATCCTCATAGGTGTATGTACTAATGTATTGAGGTACTTCTTTCTCAATATTATCAAGCATGGCCTGCATCTTGTCAGCACATTCTTCGACGAGATCACCGGGAATCCCGGCCCCATCATTAAAGTGCATTGAATTGTCAATATCCTCACCATACACATCGGCACATGACTCACTCATAAACATATGAATAGGTCGCCAAGACCAACAATTAGCACGAAAGTAATCGTTGTCTGCATCAGTGGGATTAACTGCTGAAATATCCATTCCCATTTTCATAATCCTCTATGTTGTGTTCTAAATCAGTGACAAAAGTTCTAATAGTATTCTTAGCTAAAGTTCTACGAGATTGCATAGATACTTTAGATATACCTAGGGAATCTGCTAGTCCTTCTTCGATCTTTTTATTTAGGTTTCGTTTAGGAGTTTTCTTAGCTATTTCTGTTAGTATACATTTAGTATCATCTGACAGTAAGTCAAGTGCTTTACAGACAAGATCATACCTATCTACGTCATAGTCAATAGGTTTTTCTCTATAGTCAGCAATAACATTTGAGGCGTAGTCTATAGTCTCGCCACGTTCATTAGTTAATTCAGGGTATTGACCAACATAATAATACCGAGAATTTTGGTCTTTTCTATAAGCATCTATGACACGTCTAGACATACCCTTAAGCCATTGCTCAAGCGTACCCTTAGCTGGGTCATATTTATGATAGTTCTCCATAGCCCATAGCCATAGTGCAGTTATGCGATCTTCAATGCTATAGTCTGGCGTGACTCTAGCCAACCAGTAAGCACCGGGCATAAACTTTACTATTATATCATATATTTTATCACCTATGTCTGACATAAGGGACTCTTTCAAGATACAAGGTTATTCGGAAGTATAAAGATAAGGGCACCCTGAAAAGTTACGTAGGTACTTCTCATGTTAGGCTATTGAATCAATAGTTAAATGTTAAGTAGTGTCAGGATGCCCTTTCTTCGACAGTTGTTATATGCGTTGATTCAGCAGTCGCATCCCTGCTGCTCTCATAAATGGAGAGCGAAAGTTCAATGTGTGAGCTGGATTATTTGATTACCAACAACGTTTCAGAACCATATCAAATGATAGTTGTCCTACTTTGTACCACCTACACGAGCCTGACTAAGGCTGAATCATCCGATTGGACTCTTTCAGACGGGTCTCCGTCTTGGTAGCTGTGCGCTAGCCCTATGGTAAAGGCTTATTACGCGACCACAGTCTAGCCTGATCTAGGCTTAGACTTGAATACTCTACCTCTAGTTTCCTAGAAGTAAAGCACATAGGTTTTGTATCAGACCTATAACTGATGAGGGGCATGTTACCCTGTCCTCTCACAGGGAGCTGAGTCTGTCAGCTACTTGTCTTGGCAAGATCTTTGGAACCGGCCTTGCGGAGACCACGTTCCTCAGCAACCTGAAAGGCTGTCTTCATCTTGTGCGCGTTACGCAATTGAGGAGGATCAGCTTCAGCCATCTTGAGAAGATTCTCGATGATGTGATCATCATACGAGCGGTACTTCTCAAGCAACGATTCGTCCGCAGACTTCATCGTTGTTGATGCCTTGATCTTAGCCAGAATCTCATCGTAAGTACTCATAGAGTCTTAGTCCTGATATCTGGTGTGTTGTTAGTATAAGTATCCACAATGGATGCTACCCACTAACGAGAAGTAGCTGAATCACCTACCACCCCCTCTCAGGAATGGAGGCTAGCACGTCGGGTGTACGGGCTACAGGTTGACCCCTAATAGTGGTCCAGTCCTGCCCGTTCCGCGACTCTCGTGCCATCGCAAAAGGACACCTTTGGCCTACCACAAAGGTGGCCCTCGAAGGGGTCGTTAGGAAAAAAGCAGATGCCCGCAGACACGGGGGCTATCCCCGGTCTACCCTACTTTATAAGTACATAACTACAGTAACACCTAGGTTTTACGACCCTACCGCCTATATTCTACGCTCCTACCCTACAATCCTACCGACGTACATTCCTAGGGGAGCTTATATAAGCCTATAGGTGTCTACACCTACGAGAACCTACGCTTACGCATACGTTGTACACGTAAAACCTAGGGGATTAATTCTTATTATATTCCTATTTATTTATTATCAACCAAGATCCAAGACCTCAGGATACCTTCCTTCACCCGGAACTTCGTGATAGAGGTGGGTGTGGATGCCAAAGTCCTGCAACTCTCTTCCAATCCTGTTGTTCCAGTGATCGTAGAAGATGTTGATAGCCTCACTCTTTCGCTGAGTCTTGGCCTCGAACTTGACCGTCAGCTGTCTGCCAGTCGTGTGCTTAGCAACACACTTAACAAGCCACCCATCAGGAGTTTTCTGAAACCTGATGCCCTTGCTTGCAGTCCAGCTATTGGACAACACACGCCAGCCTACCTTGTCTGCCATGTTCTTGAACGAGGTGATCGGGTGAACACGAGCATCATGCTGAAGTTCTTCAGGAAAGTCCAGAACACACTCGTGGTAGATCTGGTTGTTTTCTGTGAAGAATGGGATCAGCACCTCATCCTTGGAGAGAATGAAGAACCGACGCGAAACATTTCTATTAGTCATTATTACTATTCCTAAAAAGTGTAGTGAAAAAGAAAAACGATATCAGAGTGTCATGCCACAGAGACGGCTGGAGTCGCCACCTTTGGACTGATCATAAGGAAACAGGTCACCGTGTCCCTGAATGTTGTACTGCTTCTTGTAGTCAAGCAGCACATTTACATCCATCTTCTCGAAGAAGTACTCTCCGACATGTCCCATCAGCTTTCGCCACATGGGTGCGGGAATGCCATGAGAGTCATGAATGGGAGCATATGGAATGCCATCCTTTGCCAAGCAGAGAGCCACATACATGATGCAGCCACTGTCGATGGTGTGGATAACACGGGGAGGTGCAGCAGCTTCGGATCGTTCGATGATGTTTGGCATCATCTTCCAACCACCTGACCGCTTACCGTTGGGCAGTGTGAACCTCTTAGTGGTCACCATTCGTGGCCGTCCTTCTTCCTCAAGAGCAGAGAAGTCAGGTACAACCTTTGCACAACGGTACTTGCAACCCATCACGTTAGTGAACTCGAAGATGCCATTGCCATGATCCAGCTTGTTAGCCCGCTTAACGGACTCTTTAACAACCTGCATACCAATCTGCAACGGCTTCGACAAGGTGAAGATGGACTCAGTGTACTTCGTGCTGAGATCCTGACTTGCGTCCACTGCGTTCTTGAAGCCCATGCCCTGCCAGATGGCAAAGTTACGCTTGTTGAACAGTGATGCGTCACATGCTTCGAGAGAACCAGCAACGTACCGGCCAGCACCATCAAGGTACTTAACCATATCTGTCTTGCCTTTAGCAAGAAGCAGAGATCCGGCAGCAGTATTTGCTGATGCCCCATAACCAATGGGGACAGTCAGCTCTTTGCCGGTTGGCCTGTTGTAGAAATGATCCTCATGCGGACGCACGAGAGGATGAACGCCAAGTCTAGCAGCAACATCATAGACTGCTGTGTAGAGATCGTTCACCGAACCATCACGCTCTGGCATCACGTTAGTGAGAGTCAGAGCATTGGTGCAACCAGTAAGCATACCCCAGAACTGAAAGCCACTACAAGTGTGGTCCAGCTGAAGGATGTAACTAGTCTTGCCAGTTGTGATAGCCTCGTGGAGAGCATAAGCAGCTGCTAAGGCACGCCACTTCTTCTTGTCCTTGATCCCGTACTTCTCGGGGGAGTCGATGAGAGTGCCATTTGTGCCAGCATGGATGATGAGGTTATAGTTATAATAACCAACACCATACTCTTCCTTCACTCGCAGCTCCATGAAGTCAATGTCTTCAGGAGTGCAGTCGAAGGATTGAGAAAACCAACACACAGCACGATGGAAGTCACCACCCTGATGGGAAGCAACACCAAGTGTCCATGCGTATAGTCTCCATGCAGAGTCGCAGAAGTATGGCTGGTAGTAGTCGCCAACTCCGTAGTTGTCGAACTCTTTAACAGCCAAGCACTCAGTGGGATTTGCTGATGCATTGAGGTAACCCTTTTGGATTGCCACATTTGCACAGTCAAGGATGAATTGGCTTGGACGGAACTGAACATTCCGAAGATGATTGATCGCTGCCGCAGCAGGTTCGCTCACCTCGAAGTGTCCGTGTTGACCGACCGGAACCGTGCATCTCTTTACAGCATCAGTATCACGAACGAGTCGTGGTCCTGACTTCCCACCGTGATGTTCCACTTCATTCAACACTACATATGTGGTAGTGTTCTTGTTCTGTGAAACGCTCTTGAGGGATACGTGTCCCTCGTTGAGCCACTCTTGCAACTGAGCCTGAGCCATGTGGATGGAATCATTACCATCCAATGACCCGAACATGCCAGTTCTTTCGGTGAGACGGGACAGAAAATTCTGCACCGTTTCCACGGGCTTGATAAGCCCACGCATTATATCGAATTGCATATTACAATTCTCCTAGGTTGTCCGCTACATGTGGTGGCGTAGATAGCGCGGACCAATACCTACGCCTACGAATGTCTACACTTGCCGATTACTATGCATACGACCCGATAGCCTACGGCATAGGTAGCATCCTGCTAGATCTGTTGTATACTCCATCATCCATGAACTTCCGTGTGTGGAGTATGTTATGTCTGCCTCATCAGTACGGGAAGACAATCCCGTAGACCACCTGTCTCACGACGGTGGTTTCGGCTTGACTAGACGGGGGTATCCATGAAGAGCTTAGTCATGTGATCCTCGGGGATCAAGATCTCATGCTCATGGATCTCATCTAGAACAACCATTGCTGATCCCTGCCTAAAGCTTTCCTTGTCTACGGTGTAGGTGAGGTGTCCAAAGTCGTGCTTGTTCACAGTTCCTTTGAACGCATCCTCGTGAGCGATATCAAGCCACTCACACCAGTAAACCTGCTTGAGGCCACTGAATCCGTAGGCAAAGATCTTACCCAAGCTGTGCCTGACTTCATGACGGCTGTCATGCTCAGGCCCAACGATAGGAGAAAGGGTCATGTACTTGACCTTCACCTTCTCAGTTGCTTTAGCAAGTGCTATAAGAAGGGGATCGTTGTTGTTACTATTAACCATTGTTACTATTCCTTAACAGGATTGAGGGTCTGCCTCATCAGCACAAGGTGACCATACCTTGTGGATCCCCATTGCTGGGGATTTCGGCATTACTTGAAGTCCTTCATTCGTGCCAGCAAGTACACACACATACCTGTGAATGCACCAATGATGCTGACCCAGCCTGATTCAATCAAGGCTGTTGATGAAGGCGCGAACTCTCGACGGTAGTCAAGAGCTTCCTTAGCATCTTCTGTACCCATGTAGAACATGAGTGCAATAGAGATAAGGAAGAGAGATAAGCCTGCAATCTTAGCAATTAAGCTCATAAAAAAAACCTTTTGTAAAGGGGGTAGAGGGGGAGAAATATAACTACAAAGCTATATACCCCCTGTCTAGATTTTTGACCCCTTAGTCGCTTTTCCATCCTGCTAAAAGAATTGATAAATCCTTACCATCTACTACGGTATCTAAATTAAGATCCCAAGGTGATAAATAAGTATAGTCTTTTCCGGGCCATGGGACATCAACCACATAGGGCGGACCCCATTCACTCAATAGTTCACTAAGGTCATCAGCATTAAATTGTGTTTTAATAACAAAGAATTTAAATCTCCTGTGGCATTCCGTAGGGGTAGGCCATAGGTCAGTACGGTTCCGCTCCCAGCTAATGTAGATCTCATCATTAGAGATTATAACCTCATCATAGGGAAGCATTGGCTCACCCGGTTGCGAAGAAATAGGAGAACCCGCCAAACGTCCCGGTACGAGGTCAAAAGTATAGGTAACGCAAGCAGTTACGTTTGTGTCCCACTTGAGTTTAGCAACACCATCATAAACTGTTCGGGGTCCATCTACATAGATTTCATAATCCATCTCAGAGTTATCTGAGCCGCTAACTAATAACAATAAACAAAGTACCATAAGTTTCATTACTGTAGTCCTTCCGGTGGAGTGATAGGTGTAGTAGCCCTGTCAGAGGCCATAGAATCGTTTCTAACGGCAGGCTGTGGAGTAGTAGGGGCAGAAGGTGTCTCAGGAGCAGAGGGCTTAGGGGCGGATTCCTGTGGCTCAGAAGGCAAATCCGGAAGATAGTCCGGGGTAAACGCTTCTAATTCTTCTACTCTTTTGTTTCTTTCTGCCATCATATGTGGAATTTCTTTATTAAGATCTTGGATAACACCACGATATACTTCTTCAGCGGTGTTGCCTTCCTGTTGATCTTGATAATAGTTATAAGCATAAGCACTTATTGGGTTTCCTCCGCCTCTCCTACGCTTAGTACTAGGTCTTGTGGGTTCAGGATATGCTTGGTTAATAACAGCTGTGAAGATACTGTCATTAAGAATAGGAAAGAACCGCCTAGCAAACATCATTGCGCTTCTAGCTGCCATCTCTTGATCGTACTGCTGCTTCTTTATGTCGGATTCAGTCATTGCACTAACACCATGATTAACAGTATCGGCTAAATCTCTGCCCATTTTAATACCAGCAGCTAATGGTAGAACAGCATATTGTAGCATTTTAAGAGTTCCCTGTGTTCCCTTGTCGCCCACCATACCGTATAGGAGGCTTGTTACTGCTTCAATAGCCATAGTTCCTCTAATACCAAAGATTGGGTTTCGTCCAATAGTATTAACAAGCATGACAGCATCCTGTCCTTCCCAATCTCCATTAGACCAGCGTTCAATATCCTCATCACTAAAGCCTCCCCATAGGCTCATAAGGAAGAAGTTGTATAATAAGTCCATAGCTGCGGCAGAAGCCATCTTTACAAAGTAAGGACCGTACCCCTGCGTAGCACCAGCTCTCATAACATGCTGCATAGTGTAAAGATGTGGGAAAGATCGGTACAATGCTTGGAGATACCATGCTGTACCCTTGTCAACATCCCTATCTAGTGCGTCTGATTTAGTAATTGCAAGCTCAGCATACTTGTTATGAAACTGCTCAAGCTTAGAACCAAGAGTATATAGGTCAGTCATCTTAAATTGCTGCCCATTAAACTCTACAATGCCGTTAGGGTCTTGGGCGATCTTAGATTTAAGTGCAACTAAATCAATTGTTCCGCTCTTCATGAGACTATCTTCTTGACTCATAACCCATTGAAGCATATTAATGTTTTTAAGGTTTAATAAATCAGATTCTTGCATTAGTTTGGCAACTTCAGGCCGCAAACCAAAGCCAAGTACGTTTCTAAAGCCACCGGGACCAGCTTCTTTTAGCATTTTGTCGTATTGACGCATGTCTGCGGACACTTCACTTCGATCAACGTTAGCTAACCATTCAGCCATAGGCTTTAAGTAGCTAGCATTTTTAAGTAAAAGCTTAGATCCTTCTTTCATTAGCGATATTCTAATAGCTAGGGCAGTAATGTTCTGATAGTTTCTAATACCTTGGAGCCATTGAGCTTTTTTGCTCTGTTGGTTCATGTCATCCATCTGATCGGCAACTCTGTTGTCAAGAAGATCTCTAATTGAACTGTCAGTATCAAAGACTGCATCACCAAAGGCTCTTAAGCTGCCTTCATAAGACATTCGGTTCATGCCACCCTTCATATTCCACATCATTTTTGCAGAATTGCCTAGGATATTAGCAAATAAACTAAGAGGATTGCCTCCGTACATAGCAGTTGTAAGGCCACCAATCGTTCCTTCAAAGATCATATTAGCTGAGTTAAGGTTTGGACCCCATGTTAATGTAAGAATGTCTGGACCATACTGTGCAACCCAATCAAATGGACTACGACCAGAAGTTTCAAACCTTTCACCCACATGCATACCTACATCGTGGACTCTTTTAAGAATCTTAAATCCTTTTTCTAAGACATCTCTTTGATCTCTGGTATTATTAGGACCAATTAGATCTTCCCCGTTCATAGATCTACCATATACAGGATCGTCTAGTAGTCCTTGTAGTGTATCAATGAGTTGATGGAAGGTTACGTTCTTAACGCCTGTGATATCAGCAATAGTTTTTCTAACATATGCAGATCCACCTAAACCAATTTGCGTACCTTTAATTAGGTGCTTGAAGTCAGTAGCAAATCCTTGCTTAAGAATATCAAACTCAGGTCGGTCGTTAAGAAAGATGTCTTTGATTTGAATGTCATTAGTTTTTTCTAGATAAGGTGCAAAGGTAGAGTTACCAACTTGTGCTAAGAAGTAATCTGCCTTAATGTGAGCAGGCGACATAAGCATGTTTCGGTTGCGTTGTAGGTTAGATCGAATATCTTTAAGCCTAAGCAAAGAAGACAAGCGTTTGTCTCTACTGTTTGTAATTTGTTCATATCGCCTACTAGCAGTAGCGCTTTCTCTAGTGGTTTGTCCTCGCAAGTATTCCATAATAATTTGTTTTTCTTGCGGTTGAAGACCTGACAACATAGTGTTGTAGTCTAACTTCTGATTGCTTGTTTTCTTAATAATACCTAGTACTGCTTTTTCGTAGTAAGAAGCCCGTACCCCTGCTTGGCCGGGGTCAGATTCAATTAGATCCCATGATGTTTGATTACGGGTAGAGTCTTCAGATAAAAAGATTTGTCTAGCTTGAGGTGCAATAGCTTTAAGCATTAATCGTCTTGGACTATTGGTTTCTTCTAGTGCTGCAACAAAATCACTAGTGTTACCAACCTCAGGAACTACATCAGACATATACAAAAGAATAGGATCAACAGTGCCCATTCCATCATCATTCAAAGAATTATTAAGCTTCTCAGACTGAAGAGTTACAAGGGCTGATCTAAACTCAGATTCTCTTTCTAGGTTGTTTTTATCTTGTAACCATTCTTTGTTTAATCTAAATACTAGGCCAGAGGGATCATCGGTCAATCTTTCAGACCTAATCCCTGCTTCTTTTGCCATTCTTATAAACTGTGTATGACTCTCTAAGTATGTATCAGATAACGATTTAGCTGCATTCCACTCATCATTATCCATTTGTTCTGGCTTCTCAGATATAACACCTTGACTCTTGTTAAGCAAGATGTTAAATGCAGCCACTTCAATTTCCTTTGCATTCTTAAAATTACCCCTAATAGAACCAACTGCTTGGGTAACAGCTCTGGTCATTTGTTCGGTGTAGTTTTTATTATGAAGAATACCTTCACCGCTCATGACAAATACATTTTCTGTAGTAGCCTTGGTGGTGTCGAGGAGATATGATAGACTCGCAAGAATAGCAACATGACTGTTCCATGTCTTGTCACTCTGGTTACTGTTGGTGTACATCATTCGTTGGATCTTATCAATCATAAGATTATCATTACCAAAGATTCTTCTAATCATACCAGCAACAGTACCGGGGCTGTCCACTCTGGTGCCTCGCTGTTTACCGACTCTTCTAAGAACAAGAGATACCTTTGCAACTTCTTCTTGCCTAGAGTAGGGTTCTCTTAAGCTACCATCTTCTTCTGTCATACCAGAAATAAGAAGAGAAAATTCTTCATGAGATAAACCTAAATGATCTACTTCTTGATATTCAGAAAGTTCCATTTCAAGCTCTTCCAACCTAAGAGTTTTTTCTGGAGTAAGTACATTCCCTGCTTGTGCTTCCATCATCAAAGCTTTTTTCTCACTAGCAAGAGCAGAAACAACTTGAATAGAAGCTGTTGTAGTAAGATCAACTCCGGGTGAGATGTCAGCTGTTAGTGCTACACCAAGTCGCATATTAGGATTATGAACCACGGGTCTGCCAGTAACATCAGCTCTCATGTCAAAGTTAAAGAGTGTATCAACAGACTTTTCCATTAAGTTGTAGGTCTCTGGGTGAGTTTGCTTAACAAGACTCATCTTAGTTAGAAGCCTATTGCCAAAGTTTTTAATAGAACTAAAGGCTCTTTCCCACCACGACATCATCTTATCTGCTGTTTCGTGTTTTGTTCTTACAGTATTTAGATCTGACATTACGCTCTTGTTGTTAAGAACTTTAGCCATTAAGAAGTATGAACCAAACTCAGCCATGAATTCATAAGGATTGCTAGAGTAGTATGCAAAATCTGCATCAAAGGTTTCAGAATCCTTAGCTCCCATTGAAAGCATAATATCCTTTAGAGCTGCTTTGCCGTCAGCAGACGAGAGACTTTGTTGAATAGCATTCCAAGCAGGGCTATCAATAGACATGTACTTAAGCTGGGCAATATGGACGATCTCGTGCGCAAATACACGGAACGCCTCTGGTGAATCAATAGCACCAAACACACTAGGATTAATTTTAATAGAATATTTTTCACCAAGTTTTGTAACTTCAGAAGCTTTTCTAATATTATCCGATGTTGATAGGCTAACATTATCAAAGAAGTTATTATCGTGTGACATGATAGTTGCCATTAGTCCACGATATAAGTTTGCTGTTGGTTCAGATATAGTTCCGTTTTGAACAAGAGCATCAATTTGACCAGAGATTTCTGTACCCTTGTCTCCATACTTTTGAATGAATCCGTATGTTCCAAGGATACCAGCAAAGTCAATGTCAGATCCTGTTCCACCCCACATGTTATCCTGTACGTCTACTTCTTTAATACTTTCATTAGCATTACGAAGAGCAGACCGTGCCATGATAACCTGTTCTTTATTTGATGTATCTACTCCAAGATATGCTAATGCATTAGGATCATTAAGAACATTTTCAACAGCACCATTAACTTCTACATATCGTCGTGCTAGGCCAATAAACTTATTTCGTTCTCTAGTTCTAGTAGATGCAATTCTGTACGCTTCAATCCTTGAGATATTTTCTTCACCAATAGGTGCATGAATACTATTAAAGATTTTTTCTACTTCGGTCCTAGATGTTGATCCAGGCAAGTGGGCTTGTAGTTTAGTGATAGCATCTGCTCTTCCATGTGCAGTCTCAGCTACAATAATAACAGCTACATTAAGCCTAAAGTCTTCTTGCCTGTTTCTGTCTAGCATCTTAGATAAGACATCTTCTTCGGCCTTTAGTCCAAGCACCTTAGCATTTTCTCTAGCAGATCGAATAAAACCATTATAAGCTTCTTCGTGTGCTGTAGCTTTTGTTACTGGATCTACATTGGTAAGATAGTACTGAGCATCATAAACATCAAGAGGGAAGCCGTATTCATCAGATAGTTTAGGGTTATTAGTTCTAACTGGTCTAACTGAAGACTCGTCATGTAGGTAGGCAAGTACATCCATTTCTTCTGCATAGCCATCTCTTTGTGCCTCATAGAATTTTCTAGAAGCTGCGTCTTGAATACGCATACTTGAGGATTCTTGTACACCAAATTCTGAGTTTGTAGCAGAAGCAAGGTGCGCTCTTTGCCAGAGTACATCGTTCCTTAATGAATTAAACATCTGCTGAATCATAGTAGAGTTAAGATATCTTCGGCCTCCGTGTGTAGACATCATCTCAGGCTTTGATCCCCTACCCATATTAGGACGATCTTTAGCATTATAATCTGTTTGAACTTTAGTATCTCTGTTTTGATCAAAGCCTAGTCTTGCATTACCTTGATAGGAATCAAGAGTAATATAAAGACCCATGTTTTTAATTGCAAAGCGCATTAGTTTTTCATCAGCAAGAATAACATCTAGCATTTTTGTTTGGTCGTCTAGAGGAATAGAAGAAATAAGAACGTTACCATTAGGATCTTTTTCTAATGCGTTCATTTCATCTACAGTCATTTCACCATTCTTAACTTTATCTTTAAAGTACTTTGTAGCTAACTGCATACCTCTAGAGTTATATAACAAAGTGTACAGGACTTCAAAGGAGTCGCCGTTCTGTACTGTCAATGTTCCAATTCTAGTTTCAATTCTTTCATTAGTTTGTCCTGAGTAAATAAGATTACTCTCTTGAACTAGGTTAATAGACCCATCATTGTTTTGTCCAACAACAAGAGGAGCAAGAGAGTCTACGCCCCGTTGTGCCATCATCCTAAGGAAGTCTACGTATCGAACAGCCTCCCCATCCTTTGATAACTCACTAGCAGTAAACCCTATCATTTGCCCAAACTCTACAAGACTTTGTTTACCTTCGGACACATCATTGTGGAATTGATATAATTTAGTAAGATCAGATAGCATATCAAATCTTGATTGAATTGCTAAGCCAGTATCTTTTGCTCCATTTAATCTATCAGATGTATCTAGTTTTCTTAGCTTCTTTAAGTAGGGTTGTACTGTTTTTCTATGAACCAACCAATGGACATAAAGCTGAGACCAGTTTTCTTTTCCGTCTTCAAGCAAGTGATCAAGTCCTTTGTCAACTGCAAATCTTTGAAGAACAGGTTTAAGAGCTTCAGCTCTTTTAGCAATTCGTTTACTGCTGTCACTTCCAACAAGACTTTGCTTAATAAAGTCAACAGGAGATTCAGGAACATATGCAGCATCTGATCCCTTGTAAGGGTTAGCCCATCCTCGTGAGTCTTTAGGAATAATGTCTTCTGCTTTTGTGGGGTTATCAGCTAAAGCATCTTTAGTAATTCTACCGCCGTTAGCAATTTCCATTTGCCTGTTTCTTTGGGCAATAGCAAGAGACATGATTCCTTTTTCAGACCAAGGGATGTTAGCAAGGTCGGGCCTAAATGCACCTAAGCCTTTAATGGTAGCATTTGCAGAGGGGATATATCTAGACTCTGAGTCTGATGCTTTAGATCGTGTGGGATCAAGCAACCAACGAACGCTATCTTTTAGTAGCGTAGCATTTGATTTTCTTAGTTTGATTAGTTTTTTAGTAGCTTCGCTTCTTTCCGCTGGCTCTAGTCTTAAAAGATTATTAACCTCATCAGAAAGATTCTGCACATAGAAATCATCTTCTAGTTCAGACCTCTTCTGAACAGCGTTCCAAAAATTAGATTCGGTTTCTACTGAAGCCATATCATAATCCATGTTTGTTGGAGCATAGCTGGAAGAAGATTCAATAGCAATTTGACGCGCCATAAGTTTGTTAACTTCAAGCTCTGGGTTTTCAGCGTTACTTAGATTGTTATATTTAAGTTCCCATAATCCATAGGGGTTGTCATCTTTCTCAGTACCTGTTCTAGCAATTTGCGATAGAGATGAGTTCTGAGGTTGGATGGCCCAGTTACGAGCTGCATACATTCTTTGTCCTGAGTCATCAAGTGCATGGGTAAAGTATAATGAATAGTCTTCAAAGCCAAGCATGTCTTCTCGATCAATGTAACGTCCTGTGATTCCCATATGTGCTTCACGAAGAGTCTGTTCCATACCATCAGCATTAACAGGTCTATTAGGATCCATAGAGAATGGAGTTCTATTAGCAACATTAAGAGAAGCAAGGGTTGATTGATTCTTGTAACCAAACTCATCGCCAGATAGGATGATATGGATTTTTCTCATATCCTCAGGGTTACTAATTGTTCCGCCCATCTTATCAATTTCTTTTTGGGCTTTATCAATTCTTCCTTGGAATTCATCTCTAATGGTTTGTCTTGTTTTAATTTTTCTTTCACTGTAACTTAAACCATCATCAGCTTTTTTAGGTGTAAGCTCATCAGTCATGTAATCAATACGCTCATTAATAGCAAAGCGAAGATCTTCTAAACCAAATGCATTCTTTCCAGTCCTAAAATTATTTTTCATGTAGGTCTGCATAGTGGTGTGGTAACGCCCACCGCCACCATAGACCTGATTCAAAGCACTCTCTAAGCCTTCAGAAATAGAAGCCCTTGCATCTTCTCCTAATCCACCCATCGACTTATCAAGAGCTGACATCTTAAATACTGTATCAATATGAAACATCATCTCTGCTAATACTTCAACATTAACATCAGAATTTGTTTCGTTTTGCCATGTTCTCATTCCCTCTAATACGCCGGGTAAACCTGATGAATACAGACGAGGAATAACAGCAAGTTTCATAGCATCTCTTGCTTCACTATCTGTATTTAAGAATGTTTTAATTTCTTCTAGTTGTGACTTTAATGTTTCAGAAGGCTCAAGAGCAATTCTTCTATCAATAGCAGCTAAAAGATTTTTTTGTGTTTCATTATAGATATCCTTTGGCTCATATACTACAACGCCATTTTCTTCTAGTAATGTATTTAATCTCTCTGCTCCATCAGAATACTGTAGAAGCAAAGCTGCCATGTGGTGTACACCATTAAACTTAAAGTCAAAGTAATTACCTACATCCCATACANCATCTCCAAATTCTTTAGCAGCAGCAATACCTCTGTCTAATGATTCTCTAATAAGATCTGTAGTAATGACAGGATACAACATACTATGAGCAAGCTGTGGTCCCATACCAGAAAGAAGCGTGGAGCCAGTAGGGCCGCCTGCTGATTCTTCTGCTCGTTCAAAGAACGTTGGTGTTTTTTGGGGATCTAAATATACTCTTTGTCCTAAGCCGTGTGTCGATGCGTCATGGTTCCATGCCATAAGAATAGAAGGCATATCTAACATGGACTCTAATGCCATTCGTCTACGTTCTTCTAAAGATGGCATTCTGTTTAAAAGCATAGCATTGCTTGTATTGGGTACTAGCTCAGGAACAGGAGTCCCGCCTTCTGATAAAACTTCATCAGGACTTTCTGTTCGATTAGTGTAGCCCTTAAGAATAGCAAGTGCTTCTTCATTACTTTTAATATCATACCCTAAGATATGCTTGATTCTTTCTCTGCGCCTAAAGTCATTAAACGCCCTATCAACCTCTGCTAGAGATCTAGGCAAAGCTTGATTTACATCTTGGTGGTAAGGGGTTCTAAAGAACATAGATCTATTGTGCTTCTCTTGTTCATTCTTTGCTGTCTTAGCAAACTTGTATCCCTCTTCTCTCATCTGTGCATCGTGTGGTCGAGGAATAAAACCTTCTCTTTGATTAAAAATCAATTGACCAATACCAATACCAACACTAAAAGCGGGGGCATAGTCTACCTTACCATTTCCTAAGTCAAATAGATTAATATTTTCGTTAGGTGTATATGTATTGTAAACGTGTTCCATCATAGCAATAGCATAATCAGCTTGTTGTTCATCGTTGTTTCTATCTCTAAAGTTTATTTTTTTAGCGGCTGAGTCTAAACTTTGATTAGTAAACTTAAGATATTCTAGTAAACCAAGTACAGTTGTATCAATGTACTGTTGTTTATAATCAGTTTCTGTTCCTTCAGCTGAGTCACTAGCAAAAGAAATCTGACCTTCTGCTTCAAATCGTAAAGGATAGTGTCTGTTATTCTCTTGATCTGTTTTAATGTTTTCTGCTACGATATCTGTTAGTGCATTTTGGTGTCGCTCAAGTCGCTCAATCTCTTCAGCTAATAGTTTTTGCTGTGGTGTAGCAGCTTCTTGTGCCATCTTGACTAGCTCAGTAGCAAACAATCTAGTCTCTGGGTCAGCATGTTTAGCTCTAGCCATTAGGTTGAGAAGAGTTTGTGTTGCTCCATCAATATCAACCATTTGATTAGCTTCCCAATCAGTACCAAATTGCTCAGTAGCGTTTCCAAGTGTTTCGTTTACAGAAGGAACTAACAAAAATGTTTCCATTCCTTTGTTTAAAGCATACCTACTAGTAGAAGATCCTGTAATATTCCAAGTAGGGGCATATGGTTTAATATCAAAATTAACTTTTTGATTAGATGCATTTGTTACAGGCTGAGGGAATTCAGTAGTGCCTTCGTCTCCATACTGCCGAAGCCCTGCAACACTAGATCCGTTTTCCTGTCGTTGACCATAAATGATATTAAGGTTAAGAGCAGCGTCTTGTTCTGCGTACTCTTTAATTTTTTTCTTTGCTTCTACAGAAGATAAAGCATTAATATCTTTAAGCACTTCTTCCATATCATAGCCTGCTCTATCTAATCCTCTCTTTTGGAAATCTTCTTTTGTAACTGTATAGTTTTCATCAGAAGCTCTAAGTGCCCAAAGAGAAGTAAGAAGACCTCCGCCCTTATCTGTTTTCCCTTTCATGCCCATAGCTTTAGCAATGTTATCTAGCTTAGGTGCAAAGGTGGTAACAGCACTTCCTTGATGTGCGTCCATGTGAGCAAAGTTCTGCATTAAGTCAATACTTCTTAAAGCAATTCTAGCTGCCTGATTAGGATTCTTAGCTACATTACCAAGCTTAACTAAGTCAAACCCGTTGCCATTATAAGTAACAACTTTAATCCCGTCGTTCTGAGAGTCTTCTAACAATTGTAGTATTTCGGCAGCAGATTCCTGAGTAATTCCATCTTTGTTTAGCTCGTACTTAACTCTCTTACCGTTAGTTCCAACTACAGATACTACAAGAATTGTATTGTTATCGTCCTCCAAAGAAGTTTCAATATCAATAGATACTGCTTTATCATCTTGTAGCCATTCAGAATAGTTCTGTAACTCCGGCATTGTTTCAATTTGTTCAGGAGTATAGCCTAGCATTTCCATACTTTTTCTAAGCAATGATACTCTGTTATCAGCATCAAGCTCTGGTGCTTGTCTGTCCATGCTAACGATATCATCACTAAATAAAATTAATGGGTTAACATCATCAATGCCAGTAATATCCGCAAAGATTTTCTGGATACGTGCGCTAGAAATATGTTTGCCATATCCCGGCATAGACCTAAGCGTAGCAAGTTTTCTCAATACCTGTGCTAGTTTGTTGTATGTTTCTTGTGGAGTAATCCCTCTATTCTCTTCTGGGATTGTACCGGGATTAGATTTTTCAATAACCTCTCGCATTGTTAAGATAGGAATAATAAGAGTGTCATTGTTTGTTTGATCAATGTTGCTTTCACTGTTTGCCTGTGCCGCATCAGCCATAGCTTGCAGAGTTTCAGAAGTTGCAAACTCAATGTCAGCTAATAGAATACCTTGTGTGCCTGCATACTGAAAGTTAATACCCTTCCACTCTTTAAAGATCTTGTCTACTTCTTCTTCTGTAAGAAAGTCTTTACCTTCAGCTCTTTGTTCTACAAAAGTTTGACCAAGAGTTTGCTGGATTGTAATAGTACTTACTTCTTCTTTTTCTTCAAAGTATGTCTTGTAAAGTTTTTCTCTTGCATCAGCATCAGCCTTAGCAAGTTTCATATCCTCTGTCATACCTCTAAGGGTAGCACTAGTATCGGTATCAAGAATGTGTTGGATAAATCCTTCATGCACAAAACCAGCGGATGTCATTTCATAATCAATTTTTTTAATTTCTTTACCAATAGCTTTTCTAATATCAACAAGGTTTCTTGTAGCTGGGTTTTTTTCTTCTGATCTTTTTAATTCATCCCAGATTTTATCTAACAACCCATCTTCTTTTAGAAGTTGTATATTAAGTTTGTCTGCTTTGTCTTTAAGCTCAGCAATCTTTGCTAATGTCTCATTAATCTTTTTTGTTGCACTAGGAGAGTTTTGGCCGCCTTCAATTAAAGATTCTAATTTAGCTTGAAGCTTGTCAATTCTTTTTGATAAGTCATTTAGTTCTTTATTTACCTGACTTTTTCTGCCCATGATTTCTTTTTTGTCAGTAATATAAGATTTATACTTAGGGTTTGCAAGGTTGATTTGTTGGTTGGTAAATAACCAAAGTTCTTTTAGCTTTTCTTTATCACGAAATAAATTATTTACTTTTTTAAAAGAGTTGTTTAGATTACTGTTTACTTGTCCTGTTCGGACCATATCATCTACTGCTTTTTTAATTCTCTTTGCTTTGTTTGGCCTAGTTTGTTCATACTTTGCAATCTGTGCTTCAAGGGCTTCTTTATATCCCAAGGTTTTTTTCCTTGGTTTCATGGTGATGCCTCTTGTTTTTGTTTCAGCTGCTTGTTTTTTCATTTGCAAGAACTTAAACCTAGAGTAATCATCACTGTCTAAAGCTTCAACCATATTTTTTCTATTTTTATTATCACCAAGCTTTGCCCAGATTTTAAAATTAAGGTTGTCTAATTCTGATTGTTCACCTTCGCTAAATGTTTCGGCCTCCACTACAGAACTAACGGCTTTAGCAAATGCTCCTCGTTCTATTGTTCCTTTTGCCATTATATCAAGAGCGATTTTAATATCATTTTTAGCAAATCCTGCTTCTTCCATAGCTTTCTTTTGATTTGCTAACCAATTAGGATCACAACCTTTAGACATATAATCTCCTTATCAACATAGATTTTTATCTATAGCATCTCGTGTGAACTGCACTAGCTCTGGTGGCAGTGCTTTCATTTGTTCTGTCATGCTGTCTACTGTTTCATTTGATTCGACAGCATCGGTAGCTGCCACAGAATCTGCCTCTGACTTACCGCTAACAGGTACATCAGGGGTATTCACTTCAATAGGCCCGGTTATTTGTAACTTACTAGATCCAATTACTGGATCGAAGCCTAGCTCTCCTTCTTCCATAGTTTCTAATCTTTCTATGTTTGTATCTAATAAAGCGTCACTGACACCTCTTCTTTTAAGTTCTGCCCCAACAGCTAGTTTCGTACCTTCAGCCGCTTCTGGATTATTATAGATATCTATTAAATCTTGATCTTCTCTCCCGCTCCAGAATTCTGTTGCTGCTTCTTTTTGCTGTACAGTCATTGGTGGTCTGGCTATTTCATCTAGCTGATGAGGAGGAAGCCCTGCTTCTTCTTCTATATCTACTTCAATATTAAGTTCTCTAGCTAAGTGCTGAAGATTGCTTATTGTATCTGGAGAAAGACCAGCTACTTGGATACTAGCTTCTGGTTTAAGTTTCATAGAAGTAGTATCTAGTCCTAATTTTTGTGCAACAGACTTAAAAGCAGCCACACCAATTTCCATCATCTCATCCATTTCTTTTTCATCCAAAGCACCTATTGCTTCAATAGCTTTCAATCTATCTTCAGCTTTGTTTGGATCACCACCAGTATCAGCAATAAGAGTATCTACCATGTTACCAGCAATAACATTTCTAAACATAGCATTTTCTTGATCAGCTGTTAATGATCTTCCGTTTTGATCTAGCTGTGTAAGAATACCATGAGTTACAGCAATGGCTGCTTCTCTAGAATTAAGAACTACTTTCTCTCCAGTTTCCTCATCAACAGGAAGTCTTTCTTGGGTAGCTGCAATAATATGGTGAATGTTTAATTTCTTATCGTCAGGCAAATGGTTTTGAATTTGAGTTACCATTCCCTGAAGAGTAGCAGGGACACCATTTGTTCCTCCAGTTATGCTGTTCCAATTCTCATGAGTAAGAGCCATCATAATCTTACCAGTCATAATAGCAGACTGCTGGTCTTGGGTCATAAAACTAAACCCTTCTTCTGCTGGTGCAAATACTTCATTAATCATTACTCGAACTTCAGGAGAGATATCTAATTTATCATAGACAGTGGCTAATCCTCCTGTACGCATTTTAACAACAGGCATAGCTAGACCTGTACCAAACACGGTTCTAAAAGCAGGACCGGCTACAGTCTGTCCTACGCCTTCACTGATGACCTCTTCCCAGAACCTACCGTTATCCCATGTTCTTTCTGAGAGCATGTTCTGTGCCCCGTACAATCCTCCCTCAACAGTACCAACAGCAAAGTCTAATCCTCTTTTTTGCCACCACATTTTGCTGGTTGGGATAAGTACTTCTTTCCAAGTCTGCCCTGTAATTTGAGAACCAAAAGCTTTTTTAAATCCTCCTGATACAATAGTATGAGGAAGGTTACTTGGTGTCCACCCAGTAACATATGCTGCCCTGTCTTGGAATCGTTTCATGGTCTTATTAAAATCTACAATAGCTTCAAGTCGGTCTTGAAAATTATCAGCAGTCCTATAAGCTTGGTATAATTTTCTACCTCTTAAGCCTATACTAGCAGCTGCTGATGTACCCCAAGTTGCTACAGCTAGTGCTGATTCCCCTACCATATCAACAGACTTAAATGTATTAATAGCAAAAGAACCTACAAATCGAGCGGAGTTTCCTGCTGATGTTCCTTCTCTTTGGATTCTGCTTAAAGTAGTGCCAATTCTTTGCATTGTTAGAGCTTCATTAATTTGAAACCTAAAGTCCCATTTGTTTTTTGTTTCTAAAAGTTCTTCACTACTTAAACCAATTCGATCTAAGTGTCCTAAGATTCCGGGGTGTTCTTCTGCAAACACTTTGAGAACGTTTTCAGCATCCCAGTTTTCATCTTTTCTTGAAAAGAAAAAGTTTTTAGCAGTCATTCTTTTATAATCAAAACTAAATCCTAATCCTTCTGTTGAAAGTG